CAAGTGTAGAATTTAAACTCTGTTCAGATAGAGCTTATGAGATAAAAAAGAACCTATTAGAAAAAGGAAAATTTAGTAAACATCAAATTACCCCTAAAGAATTTATGAGAGCAATTAATGAACCTTGTTGGTGTAGAGGAGGAATACAAAAATTAATGGACAGAAAGGATAATGATGAAACCATATAAAGAAGTACTACAAGACAATCTTAATGAGGCTAATAATCTCTATGAAGAACGTGAAGAGATTTGGAGACAACTACAAGCAGTGGATTTAAATGTGAGAGCGGTTTTATCACAATTACTATACACACTACATGATAGAGGAATACTAGATTTTGAAACTATTAAGAATGACATTTTATATTTTTAAGAAGGGATAATTAAATGAACTTATTTAATAAGACCTTTCCAAACAAACCTGTTGTAATTGGAATGGTACATCTTTTCGGAGATTACGAAGAAGATATTTTAGAAAGAGCAAAGAGGGAAATTGATATTTACATCGCCCACGATGTAATTCCACTTGTAGAAAACTACGGCCCTCGCTCTACAGACACCAGTGTTATGCTTGCTCTAAGTTATCTTAATACTTATTATCCTACCTTTAATTATGGTGTTAACTTTTTAGGTGATTGGAGTGTCAGCAGAAGTCTAGCTAATATCTTTAATGCTACTTTTATTCAAATAGACTCAGTAGTAGGGCATCTTCCTTCTATCAAAGAAATATCCTTTTTAGCAGACCTCCATTTAGTTAGAAACAATTATTCTAACTTTGCTGTTCTTGGAGGTGTAAGATTAAGTATCAACGTTTATGCTCTAAAAGAACTTTACAAGAAGACCTCACTATTGGTAGTCAATTTACAGATGCTATTGTAGTTACCGGAGAAGGAACTAATATTGAAACACCCAAAAGCAAAGTTCTTGAGCTTAGAGAAACCTTATCTAGCTTTCCTTTAATTGTAGGTGCAGGAGTCACTATCAATAACTTACCTAATTATATCAATCATGCCGAAGGATATATCATAGGTTCCTGGTTCAAAGACTTTCATAAAACAGATGAAGAACTTAATCCTGATTATGTTGAATCCTTCATGGAAAAACTAAATGAATTGAAAGGATAACTAAATGTCAGCAAATACTCCTAAAGATATAAGAAAAATAGAACAAGAACAATTCTATAATTATGTAGGTAGTAAACCTGTTAATCTATGGAAACAAAGAAAACAACTTCAGTCACAGCTAAAGAAAATTGAAACTACTCTAATAGAACAAGCTCCTGTTAAAGTCGGAGATGTTCTTTTAGGAGTTAAGCCTCCGCATTCGTCTCAGTATCTATTCGTTGCAGATATTTATCTTAAAGACGGCACTTACTCATTTGGTTTAATTCAAATTAGTTTAATCAATGAATTTGCAGATGAAAATGTGTCTATTTATACTTCACCTCTTTACTGCGTATGGCATGGCCTTGATTTAGCTTCTTATGATTCTTATACTAAAATAGGTTACATTAAAAAAGATAAATTTATTCATTACGATATTCCCACTGAATTAGGTAAAATAAGATGACTAAGGATAAAGAACTTTATAACTTAGAAAGAAGATATGTAGGAAAAGAAGTTTGGTTTTATGCAACAGATGTAATGAGCAAACATAGATTTTCAGATGGTAGTTGCCCCAAACAAGGCCCTTTTAAGGGTTTCTGTGATGGATTACATACTGCTGAGTATTTTTCTTATGCTGAGAGTAGGACTAAGTTGTGCTTTAATGGGTTTGCTTTTATTATTCCAGAAGAAAACCTCAATGTAGTACTAAATATTTGTTTGAAAGATGTTTTTACCAGAAAATAACACTTACAACGATTTTATAAATTTAAGTTCATCATTTACACCATTTCAAATTTCAATTTTCAATTTTTCCATTTGTGTCTATACAGTATCAAACTTGAGATAATTCAACCAAGGGATTCAAAAACTCTAAAATGAGCTAAGGGTTTTTAACCAATCTCTGTAACTACTTCTAATTTGAAACAATTATTAACCATTATTTGTTTCAACACCTCACTTTTCTTCCAAGTTTACTAATTTTTATATCATATATTTTTTTCAGTTTCAATTCTAATTTTAATTATTCAAATTCCACATTTATATTCTTATCCCCTACCCCCATATGTTACACTCAGGCATCACATACTCATTTGTTATGCTAGAACATGTGTTTTTAACATGTAAGACCAATCTTAAACCTATTATCTAGATTACTATTATAGAAGAGTACTCACAACTGTAAAAGGTCAGTATAAGGTTAAATCAATGTACTTGTAATGGTAAGTGTGTAAATAAGCACTCATTAATATTACTTGGTTTACCATTTTCTAAAATTATAAAATATAGTATAGATGTCTGTAAGGGCTTGTCCGGCCTGTTTCCTTGCTATTGTCGTTTTATTGCTAACGTAACCATAATAAACTCCCCCTTACATACCACATACTAACACAAACAATATAATAAACTGTACTTTAAATAGTGTCATTAAACTAATACCACAGGGCTAATAAATTGCTGTTCAATCTTGAAAGCTGATTTTCTAAGGTTATTTTATTAGTCAATTGCAATGTATAGTACTCGGGTATTTTAGATATTCACAGGGTATAATTTAGTGTATGTTCAATTGTTCTGTAATGATCCGAGAACACAGGAGGATATTTAGTAAAAATTATATACTAGTTTATGGTGAAATATTGGAATAAAATAGTGTTAACCATAATTCCCAGAGTATGCCGTATATTAACAATTATAAATATATATTAATGTGACACACAGCTTTACATAATACACATTATCGGACACCGTTTCACGAAACTATAAGATACCCCTTAAAAGCATATAAGCATATGAGTGTATATTCATATAGAAATTTTTAAATATAGGGGTACTTTGCCCTAAATTCTCAAGCTAATAAACTACCATATTACATTATCTATGGATTATCTCATAATTGTACTATCATAATAATTGACTGTATTATACTACTAGTACAAAAGTGCATATTATAAATTCCTTACAGTCAAGTATAGATTACATAATGTCGCGTTTACTTTACATTATGTTGTAAATATGCAACATATAGATATAAGTATACAATGGTTTGCAGTATTGTATATTGAATAGTTTATACTAGCATGAATAGGTATGGTAGGTTGAAAAATAATGGCTTGTAATAGGTCAAGGATTGAATAACTATATAAGGGTAATAGTAAGTATCCACTAATATAGATAATGGCTAGAATTGGCTTAAAATAGGCTTAAATTGGAATATGCTATATACTATACAATAATGATAATAAAAATATAATAGTATAGAAACGTTTCAAGAAACTGAATGAAGTATAAGAAAAAAGGGAATATTGATGATATATTCCCTTTAATGATTAGGTATTGATTAGTTCCATTATTCTATTTACTATATATTTCCTTTCTATTTTATAGTTTTCAGTAAACTCATGTTCAATAGTTTGAATATCTATAGTAATAGATTTCAGCATATCACACAGTTCCAATAGTTCCAAGTGATCAATATACTCTTTAATGATAGGTTCTAATACTGGGGGTATTCTATCCTGATTCCTATTGAATATTGTATAGATATGTTCCATTATTCTATTTCCTTTCTTACCCGTGATTCTAGAGTATCGATTAATAACCTTATGTTTCTTATTCTAGGGATTATAAATTTCCTGTTTTCCTTATATGTAGCACTATTTGAATATTTTTCATTCAATAGTTTATCTATATATAAGTATTTTAGCATTAAACTTAATTTATGCAATTGTACTTTTATATATGTATTTTCCATTATTCTATTTCCTTTCTGTTCTGAATTAGCTTTCCTCTATTATGTATTAGTATGCTTGCCTCTATACATATATAGGCAACATAAGCTCCTATCTCATTATTTACAGTATCCTCCGAAAGGTTATGATCAATAGCTTTCTGTTCTGTTTTTCCCAGTAGGTCACTGATTATTGTTTCAATAGTCCTTTCTCTATCTATTCTTATCCAATCCTGAATGCTTGTATCCTCGGTTTTAGATATTGCAATATCTTTAATTATCTTTATTCTAGGGTTCATTATTCTAGTTTCCTTTCTTATTCGTCACCATATGCGGATTCACATATCTTATTACAATTATCGCAGTAAAGACTGGTATCCTCCCAATTCACGAAAATATCTATTATTTCCCATTGTGAGTCATTGTCTATGCTGAATGTTGCCTCCATTATCAGGTTATAGTTTTCTTTGAAACATTCATAACATAGTACGCCATTATCAGCCATTAATGCAAACATTGGATAGCCTCCGGGCCATGCATATTTATTTGCATCAAAGTACAGTATCTTGTCAAGTATTGTATTCATTATTCTAGTTTCCTTTCTTATTTCCGATAAGGGAATATCTATACTTTTTTCCACCTAATCTACTATTACAACAGTCACAAATTGCAATAGAATATTCATCAATACCCTCTCCTGTTTCACTGTCATAATTGGGTACTATTGCAGTATCCTTATATAGTGTATTGGAATTATGAAGGTCAATTATTCCCTGTTCAATAGTTTTTAACCTTTCTGTACTTTCAGGTTCATCATAATAGTAATCTAAGAATGTAACGTCACCTGTTTCCAGTACTAGCATACATTCTTCACATAGTGTCAAGTTATCGTCAATTATCTTCATGATCATTTATCCTTTCGGTTTATGGTTGCCTAATTCTTAACAATGGACAGCCCTTTAAACTGTCCATGATTAAAGATTAGATATTAGCTTTGATCCATTCAATTATTTCAGTCTCGGGAATATAGTGGATATTGTGGAGTTTATATAGTCTAGTATAATCACTATAACTTTCCCAGCTTTCCCGACATTCTACTACCACAGGATAGCAAGTATTTTCTATTACTTGTCCTATATAAAAGTTAATATTGCCTGAATGTTCGGGAATATAAATACTTTCCCCTGTTTTCGTGGAAATTAAGCGTGTGAACCTTTCAGAATGCCCATTAGCTTTACTCCAATAGGCAACAGACTGAATTACAAATCTTACCTTATTCATTATAGCATGTCCTTTCTAAGCTGAGTATCAATTTCCCTATCTGATAGCACAGGAACATAAGATATTGACAATGGTACAGTTAATTCTGATTTCAGCATGTCGTCAATTTGAGGGAGTATTTCAGATACACTATTACCGGGAACCCTGTGAGTACTAACATGCCCTCCGCCGTGATTAATTATTACCTTATACATGCTAATTATTATCCTTTCTTTACTTTATTGTTATGGTGACTGATTCTATTGAATCAACATGTTCAATGGTTGCGTCATAGCACCAGCAATTGGGTTCCTGTTTATCCCGTATGATTTCCGTACAAGTATCTTCCGGTTCAACTATCTCATTTTCAATTATCACCCTTGCTGTTTCGGCGTTATGGTGATCACATTCACCGCACACAATGGATTGACCATTTTCATCAGTTATTTCATATCTGTACATGATCATTTTCCCTTTCTTCATTGTCCATTATGTCCAGTTCTGCGAATATTTCCCAGTCAATATCCTCCGGGAAATCTTCATTTATGGTGTCAAGGATCATTGTTCTATTTCCTTTCCTGTTTAGTTTCTCAAGCCTGAAAACCAGCCATCCATAATAAAGCAACCTAAAGCAACAGATACCATATAGCAGGTCAAGCCAAGAACCCCAGTGCTAAGGGTGATAAACAGTATCGATGCAAGGATAATCAGGGCGGTAAGGGCGGTAATAATAAGGGCGATATAGTTTTTCATTTCTTTTCTTCCTTTCGAGTTTGCTTTCATTGTGTTCCCCTTTCACTGGTACAAACCTAATAGGCAAGCTATATAGTGTCAACCCATCTTAAATACTTATATTTCAACAGTTTACAAAATAGCTTAATTTAAGTAGTCTATTTTTCTTCATTCTTGACCAGATTTAGCGTTATAGTAGTTTATGAAATATTCTTAATTAAACTATATTTTATGTCCTAAAACTATATTGAAATCATATAATAAAACGCCATAATGTTCTGCACACTGGTATATTTTCTATGCAATAAAATGCACTTCAAATTCTATATTTTTCAGGCTTGACAATGGGCTTTTTTATGCTATATTCGGGAGTATGTTAGGGAAATTGAAGGATCAGAATGAAGGGCAATTTATTGGAGGATTGAAAATAATCTAAATTTACTGGACACTGAAAAACATACTAAACTATGCGGTTTTTTACTAAATAGTAATATTGTGAATGTTTGCACAATATCTAGTGTTAAGTTAATAGTACTATGAAATTAACAATAGCTAAATAAGAATGATTCTTAGATAGGAACGCCTCTTAGGTAGGAATGATTCTTACTGCCTTAAAAATCTCGTGACGTGAAGGTTAAAACCACTTAGTCAAAAATCTCGTGACGTATGAGGATTTTCCTCTTAGTCAAAAATTTCACCATTACGATTTTTACCGTTTTTGATACAATATTCATCATACATTTTATCAATCTTATTAGCCTCAATATCCTTGAGTATAGCCAGTATAGTATCTCTTTTATACATAAGGTTATTGGCTACTGTAATCCTTTTATCTTCGGGGTATTCAGTAGTATTTTCAATATCATCAATAGCACTATCTAAAGCTGTGAGTTTAATGTTAAGATAGTGTACCATTGCATTTTTAAGTATGATTTCCATATAAATATCCTTTCAAAAATCGAGTTTAATGTTCAGTAGTATAGAAGTTCAAAGTATTCTCAGTTATTGGATTCTGAATAGTAATAGAAGTTAAAATACCCCTTATCTATACCCCTTACCCCTATTGGAACATAGCCCCTTTTTAATGATAGCCCCTATTTTAGATAGTAGCCCCTTATTATCTTATTTTTGAAATTTTAATAGGATGTATTCTATACTCCTCACCTTTAATAGTCACATGATAGGCAATAACTTTACTATCTTCAACTACTCTACCTGAAATAGTTGCAGTAATTTTTCTCTTATTAGGTAAGTGAACCCAAACAAGAGTACCTATATTCATTATTCTTACTCACCCCAATCCGATTGTGAATCTGTTTGTCTAATGTCAGTCAAGATTACAACACGTCTACCATAAGCATGTACTACTTTATGACAATGGTTGCACTTGGAATTTACAGAATTACTACCATAAGCATCAATATTCCCAGTAACAAAATAAGGTACAAAATCTTCTTTATTACAGTAGGGGCATTTAATCCTGTCATTCATTTCATTATCCTTTTAATTTAGAGTTTTCCTAACACTTCTATTATAGCACAATTAGAAAGTGTTGTCAAGTGCTAGTTTTTACATCCATTTATAGCCCTGTGTTAATAGTTCTTCTTGTTTCTGTTCAAATTTCTTTTTGTTTGAAAATGTATAGACCCCAAAGAATTTACTTCCATCAGGATACTTAGATACTCCATCATGGTAGTTTATAACATACTTTACTTTACCTATGTTATATTGAAGGTGCATTAATTTCTCATTCATTATTCTTCCCTCCACACAAGTATTTGTGCATACCTGCTAAATGAGATTGAATTGCCAATATTCCAGCCGTAATGAATAATAGTGGTGTCACCTTCAATTAGCCCTGTAGTGTTTATTACTTCATTGACACTAAATAGCTGATTGTTTAAGAATATTGAGTCAGTAATTTTAGCATCCTTTGCATCAATTACTTTAAGCATGATAATTCCTTTCAATTTAGAGTTTTCCTAACACTTGAATATAGTACATTTAGAAACCATTGTCAATAGCTTGTTTGGCTCCATTTAGTCCTGCTCTTTGAGTAATACAGGTTCCATCTTTAACAACATCCCAAACTTGTCCAGAGATTCTTTCATAGATTAGGTAGCCTTTATACTCTTTAGGTTTTACATTAGTAATATAGTATTCAGGCCCATAATTGTTAGTTACTGGATTGTGCCAAGGGTTTTTATAGGTTGCCATTATTAATCCTCCAAATCTGCTATTATATTTTCTCTCCATTTAATTTGCCAAGATCTGTCACTGTTAAATGGTCTTTTACTCCATACCTCAATGTCTTCTGTAAGCATGGTGACTATTGCTTCTGCTGTTTCACCTTCTACATAATTGTAGTCAGAATTATTATAGTACCAACCATATTCATCATAAAAGGTATCTTCAAAGGTACTATCAATATCCTGTTCTATACAGTTATGGTGCATATCCTCGGTAAGTAGAATATCATATAATTCTTCATCATTGTTATGCAGTACCTTGAATATCTTACCAGCTTGTGTAGTATGCTGTGCAAAGTAATATACTCTCATTTCAATTTCCTTTCTCAGTTACCAAGAATAGGCATCTTTTTCCTTAGTAGTATTATCATGCAACACACTAAAATAATTTTCTTTTAAGGTTTCTACTTTTCCAGTGTAATCAGCATGAAGCATTACTCCATTAAAATTTACTACTATTTCACATTTAAGATCAGTAGCTAATCTTATCATTTCAGAACAAGTATCAGTGATAGTTTCTCCACCAACTGTTTCCATTTTTAGAATTAACATTTCAATTTCCTTTCAATTTAGAGTTTTCCTAACAGTAGTATTATAACACTTAGAAATCTAAATGTCAATAGGTCTTACTTCAAAACAGGTACCTTCAGGTATAGCAATGAATATCATGTTAGTATCTGTAAAATTCATTACTCTAAATTCTATCTGAGTAATACCTAACTGATCGTTATGAAATGCTTCCTTAGATAGTATTGTCACTGTAGTAATACTTCCATTGACTACATGAAGTATTTCACTGCCAATTGTAACATCATCATAAGTAGTAACTTCTAGTCTTAGTTTCATGTTAGTATCCTTTCAATTTAGGTTAGTAATATACATTCTGCTTTAGTGTAATACAGAATATTGTTAAGATATAATCCTAGTATTCTATTAGAAGGGTAAGTATCATGTAGTACTCCATAGCGAGTAAATGAAATAGCATGTTCTACTGCTTTGATAGTACCAATTCCATCGGGAGTATTTACCTTATCTTCTATTTTCATTTTAGTTTCCTTTCAATCTGGTAAAACATTTGAAGGTACTGTTATTGAATACAGTTCTGCAATGAAAACTAATCCAGCTTCCCTATCTACTGCTATTACTCCAGTATCAGCATGTTTAGCACAGTAATTATTAGCATCTTCTTCACTTGTAGCTATGTGAGTTACTCTAAATATCTTACCCATACTTTTACAGTAAATATGCAGATTGTTTGTTATGTTCATGTTATTCCTCTTCCTCATAAGGTTCAAAGATTGAAGGGTTAATACCTTTGTAAATATTACCTCTTTCACCTACAGGAGTAACCCAGATAGTATTTTTACATACCTTGTAAATTTCATAAAAGCGAACACAAGGATTGGTTTTAGAAGTAACTTTCATTCTTGTCTTACAATCTTCAATCTTCATTTCAGTTTCCTTTCAAAATAGAAATAGCTTTTTCTGCTCTTTCAATGATAGTAAGCTGAATCTTACTTTTTTCATCATATATTTCAGCATTAGGAGCATATTCTTCTATATAAATCAATTCAGCTTTAGCTTCTGCTATGTAGTCATTAAGTACAGATATAGCATGTGCAAACATTGAAGACATTTCAATTTCCTTTCTACTGTGCTAAGTGACAATCTTCATAGTAAAGACCGGCAGGACATATTGCGTTACCTTCCCAGTATACTATTGTATCAAATCTAGTAAATTCTTCTCCACAATGTATACAGCAAGGGGTTTCTGGGCAAGTGACTGTAATTTCCATTTTTTTCACCTTTCAAAATAGAGTTTCAATTTCCATGTACATATAATAACTATTTTTTAAATGAATGTCAAGGGGTAAAACAATTTGGTTTTACCCCTTTGTGTAAGTAACTTCTACCATCTAACAAAGATCACTATATCTTCCTGATAGCCTTTTCTCTTTGCAATTATTCCGCAAGTAGCCTTATTGCGAGTATGCAGATACTTACCTTTCATTTCAGGGTGGTTTTTACCTGTCATTAAAAAGGCCATATAGGTAACATAGAAATCTTCTTGAGATACTTCACAAAGAATATCTCCTCTTTCAGTAGTATTAAGTAGCTCAAGGAAGTTAAGCTTTCTATATGTTCTCTTATCCTTCTGTACTGGCTTTTCAATAGGAGGTTCATATATACCTTTAAGTGTAGTAGAAAAGCCTGATTCCTGTGCTAATTCTCTTGCCTTACTTCTGGAGATATTAGCTGTAAATATTCCATTAGGACTAAGATAACCAAAGTGGCCTGTAGTATCCTTGTAAATTCCGGGGTTCATTTTAGTATCCTTTCAATTTAGAGTTTCATGTACCTATAATAACTAATTCTTACAAGATTGTCAAGAGGATAGGTATCTATGCCTATCCTCTTATTCCATTTAGTTTACTCAGGTTCAGGCAGTCTCACAGGCATAAGTAAGGCTATTCTTTCAGTATCCTCATACAATACTGCTGTACTGCAATCCTTAACCTTGAGTACCAGAGGATTATTGTCAACAAAGTTAGCAATATCCTGAAGCAAGCAAGCATTAAAAGCTAACTGCCCATTATAACTACCTGTTCCACATTCGGATTCCCATGACATGCTATCAGTGTTCTCACCATAGGCAGTAATTTTATCATTGTTACAAGCGAGAAGTATCTGATGTGTCGCAGGGTTAATCAGCTTGATAGGAATGTTGTCTATTACTTTTCTGTCAAGGTTAATTACTTCCTGATTGTTTGCAGGTATAACCTTTTCATAGGGAGGATATGGCCCTTCAACTTTGCGTATACTAATCATCCAATCCTCACCGGAAAACTGGGTATAAGTAATGTCACCAGTAGAAATTTCACCAGTAGTAAGGTTAGTAACCTTTGTTAACAGGCTACCTATTGCCATTGGTGCATACTCTTTCCTATCATAGCTTTCACTTGCCTTAACAAGCTGTAGAAGTGGCTTGATTCCATTACCATCTATAATGGTACTCTGATGGAACATTTCAGGTGCATTCTTAAATATCCCCATTACATGCCCATTAGTACCAACCAATTCAGACCTTTCCTTATTGTAGCATATTCCTGTAAGACTGGCTCTAATTTCATTCCTATCAGCTACAAAGGGCATCAATGAAACCAGCTTGTCAACTATTGCAGTAGTATGGTCTGTTCTTGTGTTGTCAGCAATCTCAGGCAATGAAGGATAGCTTTCCCGGCTGTCAGAAGGAAGATTAAAGATACCTATGGGAGTGTGTATGTTGAGTTTCTTATTGGCTACTGTAAGGCTGATTTCACTACCTTTAGGAGTAGCATCAATAGCCTTTACAAGTGAAGCATAGTCAACTACTGCCGTGAAATCATTACTGGTAAGGTCAATTACTTTTACTACAGTAGTAATGTCAAGGTCTGTAGTAGAGAATGTAGTCTCACAAGTGTTATTTTCAATCAGTACATGGCTCAATGAAGGTAGAGAAGTTTTAGGAGGCACATGCAGAGCCTTGAGTTTCTTATCCAGTGTTTCCTTGTTCATTTTAGTTTCCTTTCAGTTTCAAGTTTAAGTAACCAGTCATAACAATTAGAATATAGCTAATGAAAATCTAATTGTCAAGTGCTAGCTTTTAGCCTTTTCAATGGCTAATATGAAAGACCCACAACAATTATAACAGGAGTATCCTATCATGGTTTCATCCTCATAAGGTTCAAAATAGTCCCTTGAACCACCAACCAGATAGATACCTTCAATGTTCAAGTTATGGTTTCTATCATTAGCATTTTTGTTAGCATTAAGTGAAATTGGAATATGCTTAATGAGAGTAAATTCAGCATCCTTGTTATAAGCACAGCCATCAATCATACCATCAAATTTAGATTTAACCTTAATGAACAGTGGAGTTTTAGGATCATTTCTGTACTTGTTAACAAAGCTTTTGAAGGTAGCCTTTGTGGGTTTCTTTTTAAGTATTATCATTTCAATTTCCTTTCAAGTTTAAGTTTAGTATCAATTTCTACACAGGTAGTATAACAGGTTATTGCTAAATGTCAACCCCTAAGTTGAAAATTATCTAAATCGTTGAAACACTTGCACTTGACATCTAAATTAGGCCACCACATACTCCAGTGTTGAAACAGGATCACAAAAACTAAAAGTGAAATTAGATATTCGGGAAAATCATGGCTAGATTACAGCTAAATCCACAAAACTACTTTTAGTATTACAAAATGTTTCGTGAAACTCATATTCAGGTTAGCAATTAGATAAAAGGAGCATAGAATGATGATTGAATTTTCCCGTGACGTATAGCAAATTTCCTCTTAGTCAAAAATTGATGTTTTTTAATTTCAAAAATTATTATTTAATGGTACTTTTTACAAGTGCATTACATTATTTAGTCATTTCAAGTGACCTATTTTAACATTAAATAACTTGATAAATATTACTTTAATTGTTACTTAAACTAGCATTACAGTTATGTGTGTTCAATAATAAGTCTTGTACAATAAAATTGAACATGCTAAAATAATGAACAAGTAGTATTAAATAATCAGTCTAATTAATTCTAACACTTACTATTAAGTTTATATTTTGTGGATAATTTAGGCCGTAATAATGTAGTTTTAATAGGTAAGTTAAGTAGTATACTGATTAGAGAAGTTCAACAGTTATTGAAAGTTAAATGTGAGAATTTGAATAAAGAAAAGGACACCCCTTTAAGATGCCCTTTACTCCCTGTAAGATAGCCCTATTTAAGTGTACTCCCTTTATTGTTTAGTAATATTCTAATATTTTTATTGTTAACTAGAACATTATTACTGACGGCATGGATAGCGTTACCTATATCTACATTAACTTTAGATTGTTGTGTAAGGAATTGTAAATAGGAAGTTCTTAAACCTATACAGAACAATGTTAATATTACTGTAGTAGTATAGAAGAACCATATAACTAGGGTTAATAGAATGTAGATTAACATTTAGTATCCTTCGCCTTCTGGATGTCGGCGAGAACTGATTCTGCTATTAGGGTAAAAGGATAGGCATCGCACCAATCAACTGAACTGATGTTTTGCCGACGAGCCTCACGAAACAATTCGCACAAGTCGTTTAGGCTGCTCTCCATCCTCCCCACCATCTCGGCGGTTTTGCGGAGGCTGGCGTTTTCTTCTGCAACCAATGCTGCCTTTTCAAGTGCATCCTTCACTTCATCCAAGTCAGCAATTTTGATTGTTATAGTTGAACTAGCCATTATCCTTCTCACCTTCCTGATGTGTCTGTCATGTGTGGTAGAATTTCGGGTTCTGGAGGAGAATACCACAACTTGACATATTCTCTGGGTTTACCTTGTATTTCTTGAATTGTTATCTCTCTGGAAAATTGGTAAGATGTGGCAAATGTTGACTGTGCCATTACTTCTCCCCTTCCTTTCCCTGCGGGGTGGCGAGGGCTTCATGCTTCCTCATCCATTCGGGCACACTATCACACTCCCCTGGTTGACCTATCTTGAGATAATGCAACAAAGCATCTCCAATACCACTGCGAGGATCGATCTTTCCTGATACAATCTGACAGGCACACACATACGCCAGTCTGTTGGCTCCTATCTTGTCAATGTCCCCCGCCCTCTCCTGTGCCGGGGTGAGGGGGGTAATTTTGCCTGACTTCATTCCACAGGCATATTGCGTCATACCTATAACAGACGACAGCCACTCCGCATCCACCACCAGCTTACTCATTATCGGCTCCCTTCTGCTTCATCATCTCTTCGTACTTGGCGCGGATTTCGGCGGGGTATGCAAACGCTAACCAACAATGGAAACATGTGTAGTATTCGTCCCCCTCTCGTGAAATCTCCATGTTGGGAGCCACGCATTTCTTAAACATATTGGGGCATGGCATAGAATCATCTTCAGCCAACTCCCTCGCCATTTCCTCCACGGTAGGTTTACTCATGGCTGGCCTCCTCTTCCGTGGCTGGAGGGGCTTCCGGGGCATCCATCCACGGCTGACAGCCATGTATTTCGGACGGGCTTAGCTCTGTTTGGTATCCACACGCCTCGCAGTAGCACCCCCAATGCTGGACAAAATAGGTATGAATGCCCATTCGGAATGCAACCTCTCCACACTTGGGGCAGACATGTGAGGGGGCTGCAGGATTTCTGTCTCTCATCATTCACCTTCCTTCGTGGCTGGAGGGGTGAGGGCAGCAGCTACTATTGCCATGACTCGGTTGGTGTTTGCCATGTTTAGAACATTCTTGCCTAAACACACTCCATATATTCGGTCAAGTGCGTTTCTGGCCACACCGAGTTCTCCCTCCAACTCCCCGACCCGTTTGCGGAGGCGGTTATTCTTTTTTATGAGATTCCGTACCATTCCGTAGATAGTGTTATCTATGCCTTCTCCGGCGACAGCATCATCTAAGAGTTCCAAAATAGCTAGTGCTGTTTCTTGTGGGACATAGCTCTTCTCCAACTCCCCGACCCGCTTCCTAAGTGCGTCCTCGGTGGGGCGGTAACTCTGCCACTGTTCGACCAAATTTGCAACGGTATGGGCTATGGCCTCTACCACATATTCGTTATCAGCCTTATGCTCGTCTGGAGTAAATTCTCCCACCAAGTATTGAGCCACATGAACCATCTCATGCACAATCACAAATAAGGGGCAAGAATCAATAGGTACAGACAACCTGATAATGCCAATGTTGTTAGATATTTCATAATCTGGATTCAGCTCAAATTCAGCAAAGTTGCCTTTCTGCAACTTAACATTGTCAACAACAGAGACAAACAATGGTGCTTGTTCTCCTGCTGGAAACAATCTAAACGGGCACTTCCCCTTCTCACTCATTATCGGCCTCCCCGTCGTGTACGGAGCCGTATTCAATTCTTTCCGGCACAAAGGTTCCAACTTCGGAATGATGCAGAATCAGACTATCACCATCCGCCGTATAGAACTCACGCCAGTACATTGTTTGTGGGCTGTAAATTATGCCTGCACCATAGACAGATGCAGTCCACTCAAGAACAATCATGCCATCTGTATAGCTGACTCCAATGCACTCCATGTGCTGATAATTGAGCCTTGTATCTATTAAGCGAATTGTGGTACCATTCTGCATTGTCATGGTCTGGCCTGGTTCAACTTCAACTTGGTTAGCTATGTAGCTTTTGGGTATCAATGCCAGAAGTATCAATATCAAATTCATTTCAATTCCTCTCTTCCCCATCGTGTACGGAGCCGTTTTCTTCTTCACACTCTACCATATCATCTTTCCTTTCTATTCAAGTTTTCTTAACTACCTTTGTAATATACACCTTTAATTTTCATTGTCAAGTGTCTAGGATTCCTTGATTGTTCCTCCTCAGTCTTCAAGTAATATATCACTAATCTTCACAGTGTCAATAGTGGAGATTGAAATAGCTCCTACTTGACAATCGTACAGTGTTGTTATATAATAGCTAAGTAGTAATTCTTAACATTGAAAGGAGAATCTAATGAATGAAGAAAAGTTTGTACCTACTACCTTAAAGGAATTTAGAATAGGTGCAATTGTAATGTGTGATTTTGGTAATTATCATAGACCTGAGTTAAGGGTAGGTAAAATTATCAATGAAACTAAAACTCTATGGAAAGTAGAGTTTAAGACTGGTGTATCTAGTTTTGATAAGGTTTCTGGTAGGCTTAAAGAAGTTCATTGGAATACCCCTTGGTTGGAACCTTATAATGAAGATAAAGTAATTGAACAGAAGAGGCTAAACATGCTAAGTAATTTGAAGTACAAATTGTCACAAGGTGAGTTTAACAAGTTAAGTAGTAAAGCCTTAAAGGATATTTGGAGAATCATTTATATTGATCTTGAAATTGTAGGGAAGGATGAAGAATGATTGCTGGCATTCTAGCTTACCTCATTACTGCCTGTGGAATTGCAGCATTTTTCTTCATGTGGATATGGTATGTTACTAAAGAAGAATGGTGTGTAATAGCATCCTTATACAGCTTGATTATAGGTGCTGTAGTAATGATATTCTCAATGGTAGTATAATGAGTGTGTTAGTACCTAATCCAATTCTACACACATTGAAAGTAAAAGCATTTTTGTATGATGCTACTATTTACCCTATCGTTGAAAAGTATGATACTATTGTTGCAGGATTAACATTAGCAGTAATAGTATTGTTTGTAATTGCAGTAATTTTTATTATACTGTACAAGCAACAAGTAAGTATAACTAAATTTTATAAGGAATGCTTAAATGAAAACTTTGGTTGGTGGAAATGGTAAAGTATAGTTTACATTAAGTGGTTTAGTGTACAGAATACTTAACATTAAATGAAAGGAAGCTGAAATGAAAGCCCTGAGTAGATTGTCAATTTTTACAGGTAATTTTGTAGTCTTAGGAGGTATACTTCAAGGATTACAGAAGGTACAATGGATAGCGAGTTTGAATGTGATACTTTGGATACTGATAGGCGTAATAATGATGGCTGTAGGTGCAATAGTAATATCTCACGAATAGTTTGAAGGTTAAATAAAAACCCTCCGAGATTAATTTCAAGGAGGGTTTTCTGTTAGTGTATATTAAGATGAAGGATAAGCAAGGTCAAACAGAATACTCAATATAGGTTCAGGATGAAATGCTTCTTGTCTAGGTATAAGTACTGCACTTGGGTTAAGTTTACTATTCTTAAGTACTTGGTTATAAGTAGTATGCTCACTTTCATTAAACCTATGATACAAAGCCTGTAATTCCTCTTTACTTTCAATTACAATTCTCAATTCAATAGGCTTAAAGTCTATTTCCTCATTAACAATATTACATTTCATTTTCTCACCTTTCATTTTAAGTGTAAGAGAAGAGCAAGACATTACATCTTACTCTTCTCAATATTTACTTACTCTTATACTCTACTTTGATACTACCATCAGAATAGGTAGTAATGATTGATACTATTCTCTTGCTACACACTACCAAACCTTTCCGTTCTTGTATATTTCTAATGTAAACTCCAAGCTGACCTCTTGACATTAATGTTACATTAGGAAGTGGTTCATCTGGATACCTTTGACACAGGTTTCTAATCAAGTTAATCTGTTCAGAAGTAGGGCAGTCTGAGTGTGCCATTACATTTCCCTTCAGATTAGTGTTTCCGCTTCAAGTATCTAACATTACTGGGGGAAGTACCTACAATGTAATGTGTATCATTATAACTGACTATACACTCATCATTCTTCATAGGCTTATCACCAAATGCCATAAGATACATTGGTTGGCTATTCTTAGGATTAGTAAACCTTGCCCATATAATCTGTGCTTTAATTAGATCATACAAATCCTTTAACGATATATCATAGGCAACCATGTAGTACTCATAAGGATGGAATGATTCAGCATTGTCTACTGCTTTCCACACTTCCAAAAATTGACCACCAATAGGATGCTCAATCATGTGGTAACATTCACATATTTGATAGTTGTCAGTGTTTTGTATTTCTTCGAGCAGTACAGGTGGTTTATAAGTGTTTGATTTAATGGTAGTAATACCATCTCTCTGTTTGAAGATACAAGGCTGAGCGATATTGTACCTATGATTCATGTTAATTTTCCTTTAAGTTAGTGTTAAAATCCATAATCTTTCAATTTACCATCTCGTATCAAGGGGTTATCTCCAAAGGTTCCTACCAGTATAAATTTAGGCTTATTTACTCCTTTCAACTGGTCAATGTGAGTGAGGTAACTGTAAGTACCCTTATGATGTTCACAGTAATGCTTGTACTCTGTGTAAGTACCTGTTACAATGAATGTTTGTTTAACCACTGTTACCCTTTCGTTTTTCTAGTGTTACCTCTAAATGGAAACAGAGGACTCAGGTTATTATTACATTCTTTTACATTACCTTCCCAACCTAAGCATTCCACACAGAACACTTTAATGGCTAAACTTCTAGTATAATTTTTTATTGTTATGTTAGCATCATTGAAAGTCCTGACAGTATGTGTAATAGGCCCCTTTCTTTTAGCATTCTTTTTACCTTCAGCAAGTTTAGCAAGATGTTCTTCAGTTAGTTTCATTTTACACCTGTTCCATCTCAGCTAAGTTCAAGAACTTTTCTATAGTATCATAAGCTCCTCCTCCTTCACTGTAGTAACCATTATGAGATTTATTTTTAGTTTCGTTTCCGAAAGTTAAGAATTGATGAATTGCACTTCTAACATTGCCGGGAATATTTTTGGAAGTTTCAATATTCTGTTGAAGAATAGCCTTTTGATTAAAGCACACCTTACAAACTCGTCTATGCTTCCCTCCACAGAACATCTTTTTACAAAGAATACAAGTACAAAGATATTGACCGTTTTCTTGATCAAAATCCTCAGACCAATCTCGGTCACTAAATCTAAAGCCTTTCATTTTACACCCTTTCCAATTCTACAAGCATCATTTCTCTAACCTTAAATGAGATGTACTTGTTTATATCTTTAGGAATTAGATTGTTTTCAACTAATGTGTCCATTTCTTCCTCTACTATATCTTTAATAACCCACCTTATTACATCTCCCATTTTAGTAATACTTAAATCCCCTTCTCCAAATACTTCTTGAATAGCTTGCTGCAATCTATTCTCTGTTACAGCATATTCAACAAATGCTTGAATTGAAGTTATTTTTTCAGTATCTACTTTAGCCAGTGTTTTCACTCTAGTTACAGAATGCTTTTCACCTTTCACTTTGAACCTAAGGTTACTACCCTCATAATAAGCAGACCATACCACACCTTCACCCACACCATTTTCGATTCCTAAAGCCCTAGCAACAGGACACTCCTTTTCTACCTTCTCGGTGATTTCAATAACCTTGTTTTGTGCAAGTTGAGGGTTATTAAAGTCTACATCTACAGAGTATGTTTCAAAGTCTTCCACATTATAGATTCTATATGAGGGGCAATGTAATTTACTAGAATCAATCCAGTAACTAACAAACTCTTCATCGTTAAGATTAGAAACTTTCACACCAAAGATAAAGAATGATTTCTCTACTTGTGAAATTCCAACGCCCTTCTGAATACCCTTACCTGCCCACTCACCATAAATTGTAGTGGTGTAAATGCTAGGATCAATATTCTCTTTAAAAATAATTGCATTAAGCATAGTCTGGAAGATGTTTTTATGTGACTCCACAAAGAAGGCAAATCCTGCATTATCATGCTCCATAGTAATAATGTTCTGACGAGATTGAATCCAGAATCCATCAGTAGTATTATAACTGACTCCAGCATTAGTACCATGTAGTTTAACAGTACCCTTAAATGTGATAATAGGTTTAGGAGCATTAGGATTATATGTAGGCTTACCACTTGTATCTAATCCTATAAAAGTTGCACCTTGAATAACTGTTTTAATAATACTTCTACATTGATCAATTTTAGGATACTTAATATGCTTCTTCATTTCAATTTCCTTTCAAGTTTCATTTAGAGGATGTTAATTTCTACTTTTTTAATATCCCCACCGGAACCCCACTGCCAGAATTTAGGAAGTTCTACTGCCTTATTAATAACATCTTTGAGTGTGCCTGTAAATATTCCAAGTTGAGGCATGTAGTGTGACCCACCTAAATCACAATTAGAGTCTTCACCTGTAACTTCCCAAGTACCATACTCATCTATGGTGTGCATTTTTAGTAAAGCCTTGCCTCTGTAACCTTTAATAAACTTTCTAGCATTACTAGAGGTAAAAGTGTGTTGCTCATTCTCATATCGTTTAGCTTCCAGTTCAGTAGGAAACTCTGTACCATCTGAAGTAACATAAGTAATTTTCTGAGTAATCATTTCAATTTCCTTTCAAGTTTCAGTATCAGCACTATTACTGATGCTAGAATATAAGTGTTATGATTAGAGTTGTCAATAGGTGATTATTTTACCATATTTCACAGCCCAATCATCAGCATTTACAATTTCTATATACTGAACAGGGACAAACACATTGTTTCTAATAACATAACAACTTATTCCATTAGAAATTGCTTCAGATACTTCAGCAAAAACACCTTTACCTACATGATTTTGATATTCAGATGCTACAACTATTTTACTTTTTCTAACAAATTGTAAGCAGCCTTTCATTATCTTCGACCCTGAACTATTAGCCCAAGATTTAGGTCTACTTTTGTTAGGACAAAAGAACTTATATTTACTGAAATGTTCTTTGATAAGTTTTGTTTCTTCTGCTTCTCTCTTAGAGTTGTATATCCTCATTGAGTGAGCATAGTAAAGTTGCTGTTTAAACCAAGTCATTTTGTTTTCCTTAAAGGTAAGGGTTTATTGATACTGAAGTATAATGTATTTAGGAAGGCTTGTCAAGTGGTAAATGAAAAGAGAGAGAGAATGTAAAGTAATCCCCCTCTCTAATGTTGGCTGGGGCTAGAAGAATCAAACTCCTGTGACAAGGGCCAAATCCTTGCGTTCTATCACTGAACTAAGCCCCTATTAAACTTTACTAACGGTTACAAGAAGATGGTACTGGAGGAGGGATTTGAACCCTCAATCACTTTTGGGGCGACTGGGTTTAAACCAGATGTGTATGCCTTTCCACCACTCCAGCACTGCATCTTCTTATATGTCAATCATCAATAGTCTTTCCGACTCAAGTAATATACACATTTTTCAAGGATTGTCAAGTGCTTGTTTAACCATTATAGTAAGAATCTTCAATGAATCCTACTTGCCTACCTTCTTTTAGTTCAAACTTAGCATTAACTAGTTCAGTTACTCTTGCAATAAACTGATTTTTAGTTTCATCCATACCCATACCTTCAACATCAATATAGAAGGCTACGGTATCTTCATTCCAATTACAAAAAATATCTAAACCTGTATTTAAGCCTATACCATTATTAGTATCAACTTTTGTAATATCAGTACCTCTTACTTTAGCAATATCTTCCCCCCAAACACCTACTCCAAAGAAACTTGAAGTTGAACTGTTACTCACATGACCATACCTTATTTTCATTTAATTTTCCTTTCTTAACACTCATGTGCATAATAGTTTTGAGGAATATTTGCTTCCTTTAGCAAACTCATGTCTAGTATGCTGTGTTGGGCATCCCCAATAATAAATTGACCATTACTACTAATCCACAAATATCCATCATAAGCTTCAGCATTATGATCTTCTACCATTTTAGTAAGTATATCCTTCTGTTCTTGTGACAGACCGTCTAGCCTACACACAAACGAGCTTGTTGAACTGTTACTTACATGCCCTGTTCTTATTTTCATAATTTTCCTTTCTTAATGATGGCTTATACGAATATTAGCTACATTATGCCAATGACTGCCATGCTCAAGTTGACAACCTAATCTTCCATCTTCATCTGCAAAGACAGCATAAACTATATGCTTACCTTCAAACTTAGGTCTTTGTTTTTCCATGTATTCTTTAGCTAAATTTAGAGCTATTTGGTTCCACTTAATTTCGTACTTTTCACATGCTTCGTGGTTATTCCACGCAGGTAAATTATCATAGTAATCTTGATTCAACTTTTGATTAGAGTATATCTGCCGCCAACCAATTTCAATCATAAGTTCTTCACAATTTAAGATGTCCTCAATAGTATTTATTGAATAATTTTTCTCTTCATATTCTCCTTTCTCTTCATTCCAGCATTCAGTCTCGTACTCTTCACAAATACCTTGCTTAAAGCCTTCACACAAGTCTTCTATTCTAAAAGGGTCATCCCAATATTCTCCTGAAACCCAACCTTCAGTATTGCTTCCAGCATTGTGAAATACTTGTTCCTTAATTGCTTCTACCGAATCCAGAGGCTTATCAGTAGCGATAATGAATGAACTGGAGCTTGAATTGCTCACATGTCCAGCACGAATTTTCATTTTAGTTTATCTCCTTAAATATTAGACACTGCCTACAACCATTACAATCCTTACTTGTAATAGACTGTTCTCTCCAATTGTTTAACCTCTCACTGAACCAAATATCCTTTACAAAGTCCTCACATTCAAGAACGCTTATTCCTTTTTCCCAACCTTTCTCATTTTCACAGAAGCTACAAGGAAAATATTCTCCATGAACATTTACATATGCACTGAACATTCCAAAGCTCTCACAACTTTCAGCAGCTTGTATCATTTCAGTTTTCTTTTCCAAAGGAATACTCATATCCATTACAGCTTTAACATACTTAGGAGCACTACAGCTATCAAAACCATAAGGTATCTTGTAAGTATCGCAGTAGCCTATTAGCTTACTAAACTCAACTTGACTAAGACTATGAAACTTACCTTTAGCTCTACCTTTAGGCTTTACTCCGAGGAATACTACTGCATTAAGATCATTAAGCCTTTCATCGGTTCTTATATCATTCAAAACTTCATACACAAAACTTCTACTCTCTTCACTAACAAATAGGTGAATATTAGTCTGTGTAACTCCTCTGTCTAGCATCATTTTAATAGCATTATAAGCTATATTCTTGTCTCTCTGGTAGACACTGATTGCACAAGCTCCTATCAATGGTGCAACTTCATCAGCAATTTCCGGTGTAAGGTCTACTCCTGACATTGTAAAGTTAGGTATAATACCTCTAGCTCTACTTTCCTTTAGCATGGGAATAAAATCAGGATTAGCTTGAACATCTGTAATTCCGAAAGCAATACTATCAAGATTCTTAGAGAATTTACTAACAATCTTTTTGAAAGTATCAAGAGTCATGTGAGTACCATTCTCAGCAGTGTTTCCTTTGTAGCAGAATGGACAGTTCATACTACAATCCCCAACAGATACCTCTAAATCTAATATTTCAGGGCCTACAGGAGAGAATTGAGGGTCTTCCTCTTTAGTCTTTCCCCAACGAGCCATGAAACCACTTTCAGGTTCAAACACTCTGTTGTAATGAAATGGTTCTGTTATATGCACTCTTTTAACTTTCATTTTCAGTATCTCTTTTGTAATAATCAGAGATAGGTTCTGTTCTCATAATTGGGCCTTTTTGTTCAAGTTCTTCTAATAGCCTATCGTTACGACCTTTCCAAATTAGTGATTGTCCAGTGTTTCGTACAAAAATTATATCTTGAGACTTACCATCCCAAAACACTTCCTCAGAACCATAATGACAACACCCGTGAAACGGGATTTTATATTGAATTAGAATAGTAAATACTTCATCGTGGTTTATTAGATGGTGATATGCAAAATTATGTCCGTCTTCATCCCACCGATCAATTCCTGCTTCTATCTGCTGAGGAAATGAAACCCAAGTTCTCTTAAACCCTGTTGTTTCAAGAGCATATATCTGTTCGTCTGTAAGGTGTGGTTCTCTGCTCGAGTCTAGCCAATCACAATAGTTTATTATAAAACTTGAAGTACTACTATTGCTGACATGACAAGCTCTAGTTTTCATTATTTCATTTTCCTTTCAGTTTGAGTTTCAATGAATATACATCTTAAAACTTAGATTGTCAAGTGCCTATTCACCACAGCTACAACAGTCAGTATCTACAGGAAAAGGTTGACTATCATATTTAATATCTTCTTTAGTAGGCTCTTCTACACAGTCTAGTCTAACAGGCTTAGTATTTCTCACAATTACAGTACCATCAATCTCAAGTGAGTCTATTAATTGATGAATTAGTTCTAATGTAAAATCTACTGAAGCAACCTCTGAGTCTAAATCTAAAATAAATTCTTGTATCTCTGGTTCATCTAGTATATCAGCTATATTGTCAACTAAATTTTCTGTATCTAGTGTACTCCAAATACTAATTTTCATTATTCTCCTTAACTTTACAAACTTCACCAGTTACTATTCTCAGTTTATGAGGTTTGTTGTCATACAAGTCTCTAGGATTCTTAAACTCCATAGGGTCTCTATTATCAAACTCTTGTGAATATATTTCTAATTTAATTCTGCGTTCTGTCTCCATTAAGTTAAGTAGGTTCCAACAAGCAGCAGCTAAATGGTCTTCATCATACTCACCCATTTTCCAAAGCTCAATGTGCCTTCTAGCTGAGTCATAAAAATCAATTGTATACATTCCTTTCTTCCAATTTTCTTCTGCCATTTTAGGATTATCAGCATCACTATATTTGACTCTACCAGCCTCATAATGTTCAGCTATCCTCTCAAGTGAATGAGAAGGAATCAAACTGTACATACCTTTACCTACTCTTTTATCTCTCACTGCACCACTAGGATACTTAGTCCTATCACCTGAATCCTTAATTGTACTATATACTTGTTCTTGTTCCTTTGTTGGTCTAGGTAACTCATCTATCATAACACTCATTGGAGCTACAAACTCTAGGTGTTCAATTCCAATATCTCTAAATATCTTATTAACATACCCACCAGTCAATATTGCCTTAGCAGGAAACTTAACCCTAACCGTGTGCTTATCTATAATTGCCGTTATTGTTCCTTCTCTATTTACAAGATTAGGAAATGCTTCACCTACATACTTAACTCTGTCATTAATTTCCATTTAATACCACCATTTATGAAGATTACTTACGAACCATATAATTACTCCTATGAGTCCTACAATTACAAACCAGTACCATGCTACACTAAAGAATATTCCTAAACAGATTAATGTAGCAACTATTGCTCCTAGTACAAAATTAGTCATTTATTTTCCTTAATATATTTCATCTTCGTCACACCAGAATACAGTATCCTTTATTAATACTAAATATGTTGTTACTAATTCCTTATTAGAATTTTTGTGTAAAGATATTTTAAGAATCTCTCCTTGTGCTTCTCGTAAGTCAGTGTAAGGATACTGTTGAGATTCTTCTTTAATTCTAACATTGCTATTGAGAGCATACCTAACTTTATACTTCATCTTCCACACTCACAATCTCTATCGTTATCTTATCACCTAATTTAGTTACAATTACATTCTGTTTAATTAGATACCATCTTTCCTTTTTATCTGCTTCGTGACACATTTCTCTTAGTTTTCTTTGTTGTGGCACTGTTAAAGGAAACTTATTAACCTGAGTTTTACCTTCAAACCATAAGATTGTACCTGTTTCTCTTGATGCAGGTTTATCATGCAACTTATGTTCATGTAACCAATCTTGATTAGTTTTCATTCTATTAACTCCTCTTCTACAAGCATTTCATTTTCCATTAAGTTTTCTATAATTTCATGTGCAAATGCTTCAGCTATTTTTTCATTAGGAAACATATCTGCAAATTCTGCTGTCCATAGATTGTTAGTAGGATCACTCAGACTAAGGATTATTAACTGTACTCCAGTTTCACAATTTGTTTTAGGTAATGTAAATATACAACTGCCAACTTGAAAGAAATCATCTTGTGTGGCAGGTGTAATATTGTACTTGAAATTGCCAATTCTAAACTCACTCATTAGAACCTTTCATAATCCATTCAGGATGTTCAATTTGTTCCATTACAGCATCTATAAACATTTTCCATTGTGGTAGCTTATGATTCTTCCTCTGATTACAAATATTCTGTAATGCCATATAATTAGTGCTTATTACTCTAGTGTAAAGATAGCCTACAGGAATCCTGTTTACATATTCTTCAAACTTCAAGTTACCTAATTGTACATCTTTCCTATCTCTACTTAACTGTTCCAAGTAAACTTCAGGAATATAATACTCAAAGTTATCCTGTGTCAAGTCCTCATTTAGAATGGTATGCATCTGGGAAGTTGAAAGATCATAGACAAATGTATATTCCTTCATGTGCTTCCACCAGAAATCAGGTGCTTCAATAAGGAACTGTAGGAAGGAGTGTCTAAGGAACTCTGAGTGTCCACCATTTTTAAGAGCAAGTTTAGAAGCTCTGTTCTCCATACGAGCTATTATAGCATCTCCTATTTTCTCAGGTAGAGTATCTGTAGGTGTCCAATCCTTAGAGTAACTAGGACTCAAGATGTAATTAGTAAAGTCACAAGTCTTACCATAGCTTAATCCTATGCCTAGTAGAGCACCATTAACGCCAGATTCTTCTATTTTAACTATTTTCATTTAGTAACTCCCTAATTCTTGTATCAAAGTGTTCTCTACAAGAAGTTAAATGCCCTACACAAGGGAATAGTTCATTAGAGACTTGTATATTCCAAGGCTTAGGGATTAGGCGTAGTTTTGTTGCTATTCCGTCCACTATTCCTCTGGGGTAAGGGGCTGTAAATCTTTGATGTGGTATATTAGGGTCTCTAAATAGAATCTCTCCACAAAAAAGTTCCTCAGCATTACTAAAAGAGTCCTGATTGGGGTATACTCTAATAAGCACATCTGGTTCATCTGCATACTCATAATCTAAAAACAGTATTGGCATTTCTATTCCTTTCTATTATAATGAACTATCCAATTTAGCTGTTTTCATTTAGTAATCTCCTGTTACAAGTATAATTGCTGTTTCATTAGTCATATCTACTTCTCTTAAATCATTTTCTGTAGCCCCAGCAGTTAAATTGCTTCTCTTCAACTCTAAGTTAATTAGTTCTACTGCCTTTTCAATATTAAGAGCTAATACAATAGCACCAAATCCAACAGGCCATCTAGCAAATTTTGTATCGTTACAAGTAAATAACTTCATATCACCATTCCTTCAGGATACTTAGTTGTAAGAGGTCTATAATTTTCTGCTTGACCCTTACCACATTTAGTACAAGTCATTTTAGGTATTACATTCTCATGGAAGTTTCTGTCATCATAACCATTACCTTTTTCCTCGTAACCACAATGTTCACACACATAAATTGCAGTAAAATCCCTTCTATGTTGTGAAATAATTTCTTTAATTTTTATCTAATTACTCACCAATCTTTACAGTGTCTACTTCAAGTACATAGCCTGTTACGACAAGTGTATCAGGTATATTAACAGGATCACTTCTAACAGGTGTTGTATCTAATCCTGCTAACAAACCTAAGAAGAACATACATAGAATTAGTAAAATAGTACCTATAGCACCTCGTGCCAATTTATCACTATCGGTTGCAATTATCACTAAACAAAATCCTACAAATGCCAAAGCTCCAAATAACCAACCCATTTCAATTTACTCCTTTTCTACTATGCTATAATGCTGTGGTATTCTGATAGTGCCACATTTAGGGCAAGCATATAATTCTACTTCATAATCATCAGTTTCATAGTAACCGCCTCTATCAGGATTATCTACAAAGAAGCCCCTTCTACTATCAGATTTAATCTCTCTAAAAGGATCATCACCTTGCTTAGGTTTACTATCTAAATAATCACCCTCATAAACATAGCCACAGATACAACTAATTTTCATTTTAATTTCCTTTCACTTTATTCTATACATCATGTGTGCTCGTGCTGTTTCACAGGCAATGAGAGTGTTCAATTCTCCTACTAAGTAACAAGCTACTTGATTCATTCCAACACTATTAGGTAAGTCTCTTTTAAGATTAAGTCTAGTAAAGGTCTCTGTTACAATTGCGCGTATGACCTCATCAAACTTATACTCAGTCAAGACTTTACACATGACTTTATAAGCTTCCAACAATTGAGCATCTATTTCTTGTTGTATCTTTAATTCCATTTTAACTATTCCTTTCATACGTTTCAAAGTTACCACTAACCCACATTTCAGTCATTCTATTTTCAACCTGCTCAATAGTATAATCATTGGGAACCTGAAAGTCAATATCCCATGTTTCATCACCCCTACTAAATTGAACATTAGCTGTCCAGTAAACCTTATTAGGCAAGTTAGGAACATTAGTATAATCATACTTGTAGAGTTGTAAGTAGAAGCATATTCCATCAGGATTAAGCATCTTTTTCTGCCAACATTCAGTAGTATTTTGAGGAAAATTAGTGGTAAATTTAGTGTAACCTTTAGCCGTTAAATTAGTCATTTCATTTTCCTTTCAGTTACTCTAGTTTCCAATTAGATACTTCAGTTTCACAATCCCACTTAATATAACACTTCAAGTTTCAATGTCAAGTACCAACAAGAAACCTCCTATATTTCAAGGAGGCTCTTGCTGAAAGGAGGTAATATGAAACTCACACTGTAAGAAGGATGAGTCTTATCAGTGCAAGTGTAATATACAGATTGAAGATTAGATTGTCAAGTCTACATTCTCCACACTCTATACTCACATCTACATTCTATATGATAAGGAATTGCTATTCCCACACTTGCTAATGCTTCTGAATCTGACATTACATCTATTCGTGCACCATTTGCTAATATAAATTCATTAGTATCACTGTCTATACCATTAACAAAAGGACTAGCATTTACTAAATCGTCTAGTGTAGAAGCTGCCATAGCTCTTTCATACCCAGCAGCAACATCATCTACTCTGTACACTCCTGCTAATGCAATACACCTTTCGCAGGTACGATCATCACCTACAGGCAAACTTTCCACGTAGACAACACCACTTCTTTGATAGCCGAACACACGACCATAATTCCTAGCTCTACCTACAACTACACTAGCTAATCTATCATAGTAAAGTTGGCTCTTCAAAGGAATTAAATCTTTTAATCCTTCAGCAAACAATCTCTGTGCTTCTACTCTGTCTAATCCTTGTACCAGTAAATCTCTAGTTAACCTTGTTGTAACAGGTGACATTATCTGACTTGCTACACTTAAACCACCATAAATAATCCCTACATTAACTAACTGTGAGATTGCACTTCTATCTTGCTCTTCATTAGGCTGATATTCATTTTCAGAAGCATTTCTACTTACATCTAAACCAGCATTATACATTTCAGTTACAACATCATTTACTTCAGATTCATGTTCTCTTGACCACACAACTCCAAAAGGCTGACTAAGTAAGGTGTCAACTTCTTTTAGATTCTGAGTAAGTGCTTGTGTCATTTCAACATTTGTAGCACCTGAATCATACAGCACTTTTAAGCTTTCGTAAATGATACCGTAAGCAATTAGAATTAACTTAGTATCTGTAAGGTAACTTAAATGCTCTTGAAACTTAGTGTTAAAATCCTCTGTAAATATCTCACTAAATTTATCTTCAAATGGTAAAGGGTTATCCAAAGGTGAGATACCTTTATTTACCAATACTGAAGATAATGTGTAGTCTACTTTAGATAGCTCTTGTTGTAGTAACTGTTTCTTTAAGTCTATTTTATGTTGTTTGAACATTATTCTCCCTAAATAAATCTTGTTCTATTCCTTCTGGTTGTTTCATATCATAGGCAACATAGGGAACCCCAATATAATCTAATACTTCTCCACAGCCTAGTTTATTTATACAGTAATCCCATTGTTTGGGGTGTGTTTTTTGCATACGCTGAAATCTGTTAGGAGTATCTTCTAGGTGTACTCCAAACATGCAAAACATACACCCAGTTCGGGTGTACCCTTTATTATAGATAGGAGCATAAGAAATCTGGTTGACACTTAAATAGTTCCAAATATCTTTTTCTGTCCAAAAAGCTAAAGGCATGGAAAGAGGTCTATTTGATTCAAAGTTGTTACACTCCGTTGCCAAATAGCTTGTTTCCCTGAGCCTAGAATCTTGAGCCATAGTCCCAACATATCCTTTTCTCCCTTGCTTTTCATACTTCTTAATTGGGCTTTTTTTCATTATGTTGCAACAAGTTGAGGACACAGAAAACGATGCAGTTATTAGCCTTCTCCACTTAATAGGAAGTTTACCATTTCCTTTTATATCCCCATACATTCTTTTATTCTTTAGCTGTTTTGATTTAGTATTTCTTATCTCAGCTACCTTTTGAGCTACTTCCTTACTGCCTACAGGATAACCATATTTTTCTATGACTTTATTAAAAGGCATTTTAGGTTTTAGCCAAGTTACATTATCTATAGTTTTAACAAAGTCTCTTATTTCTGGGTATTCTAAACCTGTGTCTACAAAAACAGCAGGTACTTCAGGATATAGTTCTCTTACTAAATGCAAGAGTGCTGTGCTGTCCTTCCCTCCACTAAAAGAAATATAAACTTCACCTTTCCAGTAGTCATACCAGCTTCTTATGCGTCTTTTGCTCATCATTATTTTAGCTTCTAAAGGCAAGCTTTGTCTTTGGGCTAATTGCCAAGCCTCAATGATTTCACCCTCTTTTCTTAGGGAGCCATATTTCAGACTCCCTTTAATTAATCTTCCTTATTCCTTGTAAGTAAATTATTATTAATTCGTTATCTTCAGCTAAACTACTGTAAAACATATCTAATGCTTTAATAGTAGGTTCGTCTACATGTTTGTGTTCAAGAACCTTATTTAAGCCTTTACGCATAAACATTAAAGCCTTCACAGTGTCATCAATTACAACACCTTCATCTGCAAAATCATCTTTCTTATCTTGCTTTATAGCTGCTACCAATTCTTTATTATCAAGGATTTCGCCAATAAGAGTAGGAGAAATTTCACTAAATTGGAGGATGCTTATTGCTATTCCACGGGGCATGTCTGCCCAGAACTTATCAATCTTACTTAACCCTAACACTTCTGACCTGTAATCATTGATAGTTAAAGCTCCAGCAGTTACTTCCATGATTGACAATTCCTTCTCATCCTTCTGTGACATTGTACTTAACTTAGTAAAGAATATTTCTGCAAGAAGATTGTCCTCTTTAACTTCGCCATCTTCATCATTAACAATGTAACCCTCTTGTACTGCCCATTCCTTAGTAAAAGTATCATTACAAAGATTAGTCATTATTTCACCTTCAGGAATAAATACTGTAGTTGTACACAAATCCCTAGATGTATAGCTTGTAGCTCTATTTACTCCACCACCAGTACTGCCATAAAATATGGAGCTTATATTAAATGCTTCTCTAATAGTCTCTTCACACGCAGCTTGATACTTCATAAAACTTGCATCTTCAGATAATCCTACAGTGATAGGTTCAATCTTAATTGTCGGGGGTTTAGAATTAGGTGAAAGCTGATTCTTACTACTCACACAAAGTAGCATTGCTCTACCTACATTTTCTCTACCTTTACCTTTAGTTTGGAAGTACTTCTTTAAGTTACCAATAGTATTATCATCAACAGCACCGCCTGCAATAGTAATGATAAATCTAGGCTCTGCTCTATTGTTAAAGAAATGTACATTAGTCTCAGCAGCATATCTTGCACCTAAAATTTGAGGTATTGCACCTGTCCAGTTAGATACACCATACACATCTGAAATCAGGTTATATTCCTTATATTTTAACAGCCTAGTAGCTCTGCTCTTTAATGGTGCATTATTACTAAAATCTTCATAGCTTCTTTTAGTCTTATCGTCAAATCGCTTAAAATACTTCTTTTTACCATTCTTAATCCAGATATATCTATCTAAATTCTTACCTTCATAAATGTAAGTAGGATTGATTGTAGTGATCTTACTAATCTCACCTTTACGGTTATCTACAATCTCAAATATTCCCTCACCTAAACCGAACTTACTAAAGTCAACTTCATAAGCAATTTGATAGAATTTTTTACCTTGTTCTACTCTTGAATTATACCACTCAAGTAACTTTCTACCTTGCTCGTAATATTCCTTCTGTTCATCCTCTGAATAGTCAGCTACTTTCCTACCTTTAGTAGGTCTGAATGATTGATCTAACCCTACTGAGTTTCTTGCAGCAACACCTACACTTGACTTTAACCTTTGATTACCTTCTATCAATTCAGTCAGTGCTTCTTGGTCATAAGGCTTATCTACATATTCACCTGCTGCTAAGTAATCTGCTTGAGTTTCAATGGTAACATCGGATGCAGGAAATGGAGGGTCTGTAGGGCCGTAATAAGACTTGTTTAATTTCTCATACTGTTCTTGTAACTTATCATATTCCTCATTAGTTTTAGTAACCTTTAATGATGATTTAAGTACTGCTAATTTTTCCTTTTTATCTTCATCAAACTTAACCTTTAACTTCTTGTTATCTGACTTCCACTTCCTATGTAAAGTCTTCCATGATTCAACATGAGTTTTCCGTTTAGATTCAGACTCATCAGTTTCCTTCTCTTGTAAAGAAAACTTTTGCATATACTTAGATTCATCCCATTCTCCTATAATGATAGATTCACTGTTATCACTGACTGTTTTACTCTTCATTTAATTCCTTTCTTTAATACAATTCTAAAATACCCTGTCGTAATCTATTTGCTGCAATTATTTAAATTCCTAAATTTTATCAAGCCATTGTTCATATACCCTCGTTGCAACTTGTGCGGCCATCACTGGTGGAACGGACATTCCTATTAGATAATGAGGATTACACCCAACAAAATTGTAATCTGTTGGAAAAGTACCTGCCCGTATAAGTTCTTTTGCATTTAATTGTCTTTTAATAGCATAATGCCAACTTCCGTGATGAGGATCAGCAGCAATAGTTGGTATTACTATACAAGGTGAAGTTTTATTATCATTAAAAAAAGAACCTGTCGGGTGGTATTCTGAAAAACTATGTCCTGGTTTGGCTAAATCCCACAAAGTAGAAACCTTGGTGTGCACTATAGTTGACTGATCACAAACATCTTCAATTTCTGAAAAAACAATTTTGCTCTCATTAAACTCTAACTGAAGCACCGGGATTGTACAAAACAAATCTACAAAGATACCTGTATACAAATCCTTCCGTATAGCATAAAAGAAAACTCTTTCTCTGCGCTGAGGCACACCCATTTTAGAAGCATTAAGTAATTTAAAACCTACATAGTAACCAGCAAAGTCAAATGCTCTGCGGATTTCAGCTACATACTTTTCAGCATCTCCTAACAACAAACCTTTAACATTCTCAGCAATTACTACCTTTGGTTTAAGTTTCTCGGCAAGGTCAATAAAGTCAAAAAATAGAGTATCTAGTACTTGGTCAGCCTGTCCTTCTCTAAACTTCTTTTCCTTACCCCAATCCTTATCACGATTACCAGACATGCTAAATGATGAACACGGAGGGGAACCATCTAAAATATCCAAGTTATACAATTCTTCCGGTAAATCTTCTCTAAGCTTAAATGTCTGGATGGGTTCAAGATAACTATACTTCGGATGATGGTTTGCTATATATGCTTCCATCATTTTTGGGTCTATCTCATTACAACCTATAACATCAAATCCTGCCAGCTTATAGCCCATAGTAGAACCACCGCCACAAGCAAAACAAGAGAATACTTTCCCTTTATCCTTCTTAAAATTAGTATCTTTTAGTGTCCACACATAAGGAAACCGATGCTTTTCAGACTGATATAATTTTATTTTGTTATTTCTTACTCCTCTTTTAGCTACACCCATTAAAACACCATTGCACTACTACTAAATTTTTCATTAGGCTTAATATCATTATCTAAGCTCCAGCTTTCATCTAATATTGGTAAATCATACTTTGATAATACTATACTGTTATACACACTACCTGCCATTCCTTGTGCTACATCATCACTACCATACTTATTCTTTTCAACTTTTTTACCATTCTTTTCTAATCCATAAATCTCTCTGTTAAAATCTTCAAACTGAAAGAAGTCTAATCTATCTTCAATTATACACCATTTAAGATTATCAAATAAATCTTGACTCTTGCCATCTACACTTAATTTTTCAGCATTTAATCCTTCAGCTTGAAACGCTTGTAACATTTCTAAACTCTGATAAGTGTCTGCTGTAATCAAGCCTATTGGAAACTTTTTAATCTTCCATAACCACCATACTAAATCCCTTATTGTTCTTAACTGAAAAGGATTAACTTGACTAGGCTTGAACCTGTAAATTAAATCTATCTTAATATTAGCAGTCTTTTTATCTGTTAGCCCTGTAGGGTGAGACATTACCAGCACAGCACTGTCGCCATTCTCGGCTAAATCAATATGAATAGCATACCACGCCCAATCTTGCCTAATTATATCTATAACATTACTAAAATCAGGAATCTCATTATCTAGGCTATACTTGGGCATTGGATGTAACTCTTTTTCAGGTATAGGTGAAGTCCTATTTCTGTTAACTTTTTGAGGTAAAATTGATTGTGAATCTGCCCACCATTGTCCAACTGCACTTGTAGGTCTTCCTGCATAATCCCTCAATCCAATTTCAGGTCTATCTCTAAACACATCATAATACTGATTGCTGCCTTCAACAGGGCCATAGGGAATCCTTAATATACTATCATCTAAGTTCTTGTTGTGTAACTTCCTTCGCTTGTAAACTTCATCATTAACTATTTTTTTCTTTTCAATATCAAAATGAAAATGAGGATATACTGGATTTCCTTCTGCATCTAAAAGATCAGGGTTAAATTCAGGTAGTTTAGCTTGCCACACAGGTCTAAGTTGCACCGTGTAGACTGTAGAGTCATTAGCTACTCTCTTAAAACTTCTCTGAAGAAAATCGTCTTTGTGCTCGGGATTGCCCACACAACACACATGTCCGTTATCTGCAAACCTACTTACTGTTCTTGCCTTCAATGCTGCATGTAACACTTCAGCTTGGTCTGTGTCTTCATCAGTAAGAGTTCTATCTTGTGCTGACTGAAACTTAGTGACCTCATCAATAATCGAAAATATAGTATCAAGGCCCAAAACACTATATTCAGAAGAACTACCGGGAACAATCGAAATGTTTTTATACAGCTTACCTATCTTATGGTTCTTTCTGTTTCTCGGCATAGCGTCAAATACTACCCTGCTCATTATTTGTGGGTCAGGTAGATAAAACTCATTAAACCATTCACTTTGTAAAACAGACATATTTAACTTCTGGAATACCACCTCTTTAGCATTATCTTCTGTTCTTGACAGCATAACAATACTAATTTTTGAATTAGGTAATAGTTTAGCTCCAAGATTATTAAGTTCTTTAATAGGATTCCTGAGACAAAGTAAGTGTTGTGCCATAAAGCCGCACATCCAATTTAACTTTGTGCTTTTACCAGTACCTACAGCCTCACTAAAATAAGACTCTCTTTTAATAGGAGCTACTCTATAAGGATCGGTACCAAATATTGAAACCATGTCATCCATTACACATTGATAACAACCTAATCCTGTACTTGGATTATACTGAGCATCCATAACTCTAGGGGATTCTATATACTCAACAATATTGATAGGTGTGTGCTCCCAAGTTTCCTCTTCTTTATCGGTAAACACACCTGCATCATTAGCAAAGGCATCTAAAGCAGAATCTATTCCTAGATAGTCTAATTCAACATTATGTTTTTTCACTTCTTACCTCGTTTAGCCTTACCTCTAACAAGATCATTTACATCTTCCATATCATTGACCTCTTCATACTCAGCATCAGTAATCATTTTAGGTATATCTTCAGGTTCAGCAAACAGTAGCCTTTTCATATCATTAAAATCAGTCTCAATTAAAGGATAATCCTTCTGTATCCTCTTTAACCTTTTAGCTACACTTGCTATTTCATCGTCGGTGAAATTTTGCTGGCGAAGTGCAAGATAAAAAATCTTTGTAAGTTGCATTAAACTAGCATGATGCACCTCTAAACCTATCCTTTTAGTGTTCATTTGTGACTCTTCAATTTTAGCTTTAGAAGTTAAATGCTGTGTTAACATCCTTGAATGTCTACCAAGTTTATCCAGTATCTCTACTCTACTAACCTTTGCTTCTAATCTTTTTAACCTGTTAAGTAGTTTATTATAAGTAGTTTCGGGTATCTTTGTGTAGGCTCTGTTATCACTATAATCAGTTTCAACAAATTCCTCTAACTCTAATTCTAAATCTTCATCAGTAGGAAGTTTATCTAATTCCTCTTCTAACCTTGCAATAGTACTCCACGCATGTTGAATAGCTGGCTGTACTTCATCTAACTCTATATCAAGTTCAGCATAAGCCTTAATCTGTTTCTCTAATCGTTCTCTTTGTTTTCTGAAGGAAGCATATATCTCTTTTTCTTAAGGTAAATCTTTAGGTCTTCCCATTGTATACTATATTCCTACCTTTCTATTTCAATATACAAGTTAAGCTGAATTTACTTACGGTTGCAGATAAATCCAGCCTAAATTGCAGACTAATCCTATTCCTTTCTTAGTTGTACAGTAAAGCCTAAATGATAACCTTTGCCACCACCTACAATCTTATCTACTTCTGCAACTAAGTTTTCTGGATATGTATAAATAGCTTGATTAAAGTTTTTCATATAGCGTTTTCTTATTCTACCATCCTTTAATACTACAGTAAAATCAATGTTTCTTGGAATATAACCTACATCATTACCTTTATACTCTAATCTAATAGCATAATCATCATAAGGATTATTAGCTTCTTTAATATAGTCTATTTCTTTATCTTCTCCTGATGTTCCTTTCTGCATAAGTTTAATTGCATCTTGTCTATGCTTATTTGGATTATTAGTACACACAAAGGAAGTACCTGAAGCATGAAACTCGATTGTAGCACCTTCATCTGACCATGTATGGATTGTACTACTGTTCATTAGCTACCTTTTCCTCACTTACCTGTTTCTCTTTCATTTGACGCATTTTCTGTTCTCTTACTAGTAATCTAAAGTTACTTAATGCACACCTTTTAGCACTGCAACCTACTGGCATTTTCTTCTCTACAGTTTCACCATCTATTACTTCAGTGCCTACAGTGTGCAATCCTACATACCCTCTACCATAACATTTAGTACACTTAGGATTAGCTAACATTGTAAATAATCCTTGCCAATCCTCACAAGTTTCCAGCTTCTTAGAAGTAGGAGATTTAACATCATCATTAATTACAGTTTCATCATTCATTTCTCAATCCCTTCAGGTACTTTAATCCACACACCACCGAATATTTTTACTATCTCTTTAATCTGATCATCATGTAAGTATCTACACAGCCTACCAAACATTGAGCTACCATCAATTTCTAATTTATCAATATGTATAGTATCTCCATATGCTTCTCTACAAGTTATCAATACTTGGTCATATACTTCTCTTGCTGCTACTCTGCCTAATCCAAACTCATTTTTAAGTAACTTCATTGCTTCTGTTACATTCATGTTTATATCACTGGAAAAAACTAAGGCTTTTAGATGCTCATAAGCTAATCCTTTAATCCCTCCTAATTCTACTGCATTTTGAGTACTAATATGCTTCTGTAACAAGCTAGTATATCCTTTCTCTACTAATTCAAAAGTATTCCAATAATCTAAATCTAATGTGTCTACTAATATTTCATTTTTATTATCTCTATTTCGCTTTACATAATAATTTATACTACGATGCTTAATGCTCATTCTATAGTAACCTTCACTAGGCTTACCTATAGGTCGCCAACCGGGAATGATTTCAGTTAACATTACTTCAATTAAGTGTGCTTCTAAATCCTCATCAAACACACTATGGTTAAACCTTAAACTATAAGCCTTAACTGCACCATTAAGAATAGGCAGTAAATCCTTCATTATAGCATTTCTTAATGTTATCTTTTCCTTTTTATCATTACATCTATAGTAATCAATATTTAACTTTTCAAAGAAATCCTTATCTACTATGTTACACATTTTAACCACACTTACTATAACCACACTCTGTACAAGTGAGGCAACCTTCTACTCGCTGTAAAGTATATTCCTTACAGTTTGGGCATTGTTTACTTTTAGGTAATTCTATAATTTCATCTATTGACTTGCAAGTATAATCTTGAGTTGCAACTTCAATATCCTCATTTAAATCTAACTTCCTAAAATGCTTATGAATAACTGTGCCTATTGCATCCAGTATACTCTTCAAACACTTCCTTTTACCTCTCCTATACTCATAAAAGCTACCTGCATTAGGAGACTCATACTTACAAAATTCATCAAACAAATGGTCTGCTCTAATGCCTCTACGCCACAATGAAGTAATAGACCTTGATAATCCATCTAAGTATTCTTGATCCTTAGAATTATTCACCGTAAAGAATATTTCAAAAGGCTCTTCCTCTAAATCATTGATGGTAATGTACATTGGTGATTCATTAGGATTAAACTTAACTTTGTAAGTGCATCCTTCTAAATCATTAGGTCGTTTTTTAGGATTAGCCACATAATCTATTACTTCAATGTCATAATCATAATCATCATTATCATCATCTAAATCTTCAGTATCCCATGAAACAGGCTGATCATCTCTGCAACCATCTCTGTAAACTGTAACACCTTTAATACCATTTTTCCAACAGTACATATAAACATTACTTACATCTTCTACTGTAGCATCTTTTGGTAAGTTTACAGTTTTACTTATAGCACTGTCACAATGATAGGCAATAACCTTTAACACAGCTAAATGATCATTGACTGTAAGTGAATACTTTTGCTCTGTACCGCCAACAAATCTAGCATGATTAGGAAACTCGGTAAGATTATTGTCAACCATATACTTATCTATTATAGGATTGCCTACTACATCTCTACCTAAGTCCTCATTACGCACGACTGTAGGAGCAAAGTGTGGCTCAATCCCATAACTACATCCAATTAATCCACTAATCGTACCTGTAGGAGCAAATGATAGTAATGTAGAATTTCTTCTAGGAGCAAAGTCTGCTTTATCAGGGTCATAGTCAGGGAATGTACCTTTAGTTAAGGCTAATTGTTCACTTGCAAATTTAGCTTCATTATAAAAGGAAGTCATTAAATCTTCAAGAAACTCTAAACATTCAGGATTGTCACCATATGGTATTCCTAATAGAAACAATGTATCAGCAAGTCCAGTAAACCCTAAACCAATAGGTCTAGTCTTTTTAGCTACCTCTTCTATTTCAGGAATTGGGTAAGAAGCTAAATCAATAATACTATCCATGTGCTTAACCATTTTGTTTACTACAGACTTAAATTTATCGTAATCAAATCCATTAGTACCCTCGATTACAAAGCTAGGTAGGATAATAGAAGCCAATAAACATTGACCATAAGGTACTAAAGGCTGCTCCCCACAATTTGCTAAGACACTACCTTGACAGTAGTTATGGTGAGGGGGAACATGCATCTGGTAATCCCATACCTCTTCTCTACCTAATGGTTGAATACTTGTTACAAAAATTCGTACCTTATTCCGAATTGATTTTTTAATATTATTTTTCTTAGTGGCTGCAAAAAATCCTATTTTAACTTGAAAAATTTCTGCATAGCTATTGGGAGTCTGAACATTATAACTTTTCTTACTTACATAGTCTCCATTTTCCCAGTGTACTGTTGCAGCTTTATTTTCACAGATAGACGCATGAATATTCATGCTACCTAAAATTAGTTGAATATGTTCAGCTAATTTTGAATTAGTAGTTTTTAATGAAATTTGTCCATGATGATTGCAAGAGCCGTTAGCTGCATATACCCCTCTAAGAAATGAGTGTGGTCTTCCTAACAGTACATCTTCTGGTAAATTCCTGCACCAAACAGGATACTCTAAAAAATCTATATTAATTTTTGCTTCTACATCTTTACGATTCATATAATAAGCCCCTGAGTCTTGCCTATGAAATCCAAACTCCTCAAGCATACTTGCAACTTCGGGTTCCTTATCGGGATTAAGCTTTACGGAAACACCTTGCTTTTTACCACAAATAAAACCATCCCCAAATAAAAATCCTCGTACCATTTCATTAACTTGTACAAAATTGCTATAACTACAAGCAGTTAATTCTTCCCACTCGCTAGGCTGCATTAACTCTTTATTTAAACAATACTGTGCTTGACATTTTGTACCATCTTTTAGAATAATTTCGTGATTAGGAGTACACTTTATCTTCAACCCAGTATTAGTACTCAGTTCCACAATATTTTGAATACCAGTTTTCCACGACCTCCAACTTTCAGCATTTTGATCTGTAATATACCGCAATCTATCCACATCCCACAGTAAGGTATCTGCTGGCTGACATGGATTCGTTTCTTTAATCTCATACTTATACCTTAAAGGAAACTTATTATTGATAGTATCAAGGAATACAACTCCGGGTTCAGCAGATTTCCAAGCACACTCACAAATTTCATCCCACAATTTCCTAGCACTAACTGTTCTATAAACCTTGTTCGCAAATACTAAGTTCCAATTAAAATCACCTTCCACTGACCTCATAAATTCATCTGAAACACCTACAGAAACATTAGTATTAGTCCACCTTTTATGGTCTGTCTTAGCATGAATAAATTCTTCAACATCAGGGTGATCTACATTCAGTATACTCATTTTAGCTGCTCTTCTTGACCCACCTTGTCGTATGGTTTCAGCATATCCTTCATGAGCATCTATGAAACTACAAGCACCACTACTACCATGTTCTGCACCCTGTACTGGAGCATCTTTAGGTCTTAATATTGAAAAGTTAGTACCTACTCCACCGCCTTTCGCATATACTTTAACTGTATCAGATTGACACTTCATTATTGCATCTAAGGAATCTTCTAACAGAGGTACAGTATTACAATTCCCCGGCATATTGTTTCCATTTCCACCCATGTTAGATATGATTCTACCACCAAAGATACCATACTTGTTCATTAAAATTTGGAATATCTCTTCATCTTCAAATGAGATTCTTCTAAAAGTTTCCTCTATAGTTTCCTTAGTACCGTCTTCTTTAGTCTGTGCATATCTATCTTCAAATATTTTGTGTTGATATTCAGTAGTAAAATACTCTTCCATTTAACTCCTTACTAACATTTTAGGTTCAACAATATTCATAAAATCTTCCAATTTAAGGATGTAAACATGCTCCATATAATGTAAATGTTCTTCCTCAATAAACTTTTTAGTAATTCCTACACTGCGAAATTGCTTACTATATAGACTACTCACATTAGTACCTGCCAGAGGGTACATTATGTAATCTGGAAAGTAATTTTTAGTAAACACTAACATTGGAATTTTACTAGCTCTAAATCCTTCATTACAAGATTGATACCAGTATTCTCCTAATCCACATGGAGCATTAGGCTTACCTATATTTTTACCTTTTTGGATAAGTGAAGGTGCTTTAGCAATAGTAGTCTGAAACAATTCCTTAAAATCCCAACTTTCAGTACATTTACACTCAATGGTTGCATTAAATCCTTCAGGTGTACATAGATCACCAATTACATCATCTCTTTTTGCCCATCTTAATCCGCCCGATGCTGGCGTCTTGAAAAACTCACCTTCTAATTCACCACTTTGCCACCAAGCTGTAAACAGTTTAGCAATCTTCCTCTCGAATGTGCTACCCTTATTCTTCGCACCTTTTCCTTGTGATGCCATTATTCAAGTGTAAAATAAGGATGGTAAGGTACCGTCCACGGCACTGTAGGGTATGGATTGTAAGGTTCACCAAGAGGATAAGTAGGATACTGAGTTATGTAAATATACTCCTTTTCCTTCTCTACTCCAAACATATCGTTAAGTTCCTTTTGTAGTGCTTTAGCTTCCTCTACAGTTAACTCTAATTTATCACCATCAATATTCTCTATTGTAATCTTAGTTGTTTCTATCATTATAGTATCTCCAATTCATTTTCAATCTCTACAATCCTAGCAGTTACACACTCCATGAAAACAACTTCAACATTATCTATAGCATCTTGTAGTGCTTGACTTGTAACCCTATTTTCACTAAGAGAAAATAAACTTGTACGATGAATGTTGTCAGGTAACTTACTTGAGGTGTGAGGATAAGAATAACTAAGACTCTGTTCCGCCCACTCCGCTGCTACTCTAACATACCCCTTTAAAACCATCAGTTCATCTAACAATTTTTCTACTCTATCTGCGTATTCAAGTTTCATTCTAAAATCCTTCCCATTCTACAGGAGCTTCAGGTTCTACTCCATTTTCTTCACATTCTTTTATATACTGATTTATTACATTACAAATTACACTTCTAAGGCCATTATAATAACTACACCAAGGTACTGTATCTCTAATCATCCCACCTAATTCACCTGCATAACTTCCATCATCTTGTAAGTGACCTATTGTCCAGTAACCAGTATGGTCATCTTTGAAGTAAATTAGATTACTTTGCTTAGACTCAGTTTCAAACATTTATTCTCCCGTATAAAAAATCATTGCTTGAGCATAACCATCCCAGTCTTCCTCTACTGTCCAACATACACCACCTTGAGGAATCCAACCGTCTACAATATGAGCATTAACCTTTTCACATAAAGAATCTAAGTTTTCCGCAGTTACAACATTATACTTCATTTTATTCCTCTCTTAACTTTTTTACAATCTTACTCAACCAACCCTTAAAAGAATCTTGTTTAATCATTGCTTGAATGTATCTGTCATTATCATAATGGATACCACCTTGACACTTCCAACCTTCATTTAAGTGAATATTTACTCTATCCTTTAACTTATAAATACTGTCACTTCTAATGAAGTCATATTGCATACTCAAGTCCTGTAAAATCTTCACCTTTGAAAGTGTCAACATTGCCTACAAATTTACTACTTACAATTACTAGCTCTTCAATCTCACCATAATTATTTACTGCACTCTTGTTTCTAAGTTCCTCTGTAGCACCACAAATAAATCTCTCTTCAGACTCACCTGTAACAGTATCCTTAACCTTGTACTTGTAAACCTGTTCTGTCATTTTTCCTCCATTTCATATAAATTATTCATTTCGCCTACTGGAAAATACTTCTGAATTACTCGTTTAATCTCATCACACATTGCTAACATTTCTGGCCCTTCAGGTAAATTCTTATCCTCAAATCTCATTATAGTTCCGGCTCCACTATACATAAATTCATCTGGGTAACCGTGTGACCTAATTTCAATAATTCCTTCATCGTCACTTTCATTCATTCTTGCAAAGAAAATATTTAACCTTACTGCATCTTTGTTAATCATTATTGTCCTTTTCTACTAATTCCATTTCTTGTACTAATACCTTAAATAGTCTAGGTGATTTATCATCCATTTCACTAAAAATCGCAAATCCTTTTTCAGGGTTAAAAGATATACACTGATACTTATCTTCAAAGTTATTCTCAGCACCACACATGATTGACCATAAATCATTTATGATAGTGTACTCAATAGTAACATAAGGTGCTATTACATCTTCACTTAGCTTAACTGCATGTTCAGATGCAATATCAGTTGCTTCTACTACCTTTTCAAGTACAAAGTAAGGAAATGCATACTCATCACTATTAGAAAACCTACAGGAAACCCCATAATAATCAAACTCTATAACTTCTCCTTCTTGACCTACACTATCCGTCATTTCTTCTACCCAACAGTCATTCCAACCATCTTCATAATCTTTGGCTATTCTAGTAACTCTTACCTTGTCACCTTCCTGAATATCATTTGCAATTGACCACTCAGATTGTCTATCATTATAAGATTTAGCTACTTTCTTTTTGGTTTCCTTAACTGCTTCCTTATACTTTTTAGTGTTCATACAATTACCACAAGTAACCATATTGACACTTTTAGTAGTGTCATGCGAATTACCTACAACTCCACAAGCAGTATAATACTCATTCACATCAAAGTGTATCTTTTCCATTTCAACCTTTCTAATTAAATTCTATCCAACTTGTTTTATTTTTCCTGCAAACTGTCCACTCACCATCAAAGCTGTCACTTAAAATATCACTTGTGTTACTTATTACAAGTACTGTTTTAATTTCCTTTTTTATCTCAAACAGCAAGTCCATAACTTTACTCTTACCTACATCATCTAAACTCAAGAATATCTCATCCATGATAATGAAATCTAATTTTACTCTACTGGTAACTAAATGATGCAAGGCTAAATTCACACACATATTTACACGATTCTGCTCGCCTGAGGACAGCTTATGATACTGATTTGAACCGTACTTGTCAAGTACCTCTATCTGTAGCTTATTACGAGATTCAGTTTTACTACCACTACCAATTTCTGTCTCACCACTGAAAGCAATTTCTATCTCACCCTCACAAAGTATATCTGCAAACCTTTGAGCATTCTTTGTCAGCTGTGGTATGATTGATCTGACAAGCAAATTTCTTATACCTGTAGGCCCAAATCCAATCTTCCAGAAGTCTAAATCTTCCATTAACTCTGTTAAATCATCTGCTTGTTCTTCTATATCCTCAATTTCATCTTCCAGCCTTATAATCTCCTTTTCAATCTGACTGGAATCCTCACTCATAGGAGGTACTTCATTCTCTAAATTACTTATACTTACTTCAACATCACTAATTCTAGCATTAGTATTCACAATATCACTTGCTATAGACTTGATTCTTGAACTAATTCTGTCTACCTTACTCTTCTGTGATACTACATCATTCCTTAAACTTCTAACCTTATTCAATTCATTCTCAGCATTAGTATACTCTGAATATATTAAACCTCTCTTTTCAACCAGTGATTCTAATGCAGACTCATACTCCTCAACTTGCTTATTCTTTTCATCTATAATTTCATATAAATATTCCTCTGAAACTTGATTAAAACACTTAGGGCATGTTGCAGTACCTCTCATACTTTGTGCTTGTTTTACATCCAAATTAAGTGTTTTTATTAAGCCTTTATACTCACCTTGCTTTTCATCAATCTCACTAAGTTTAACTCTAGCTTCTTTTTTAGCAGTTTCAAACTTAGATTCATCAATACCTTTAATTGATAATTCTAATTTATCAAGTTCCTTTTCTGCTACTGACAATTCTTTAGCTAAACTAACCTTTGTATCTTCTTGGTCTGATACTTCTTTCCTAAATTGGGAAACTTTGTTCCTAAATTGGGAAAGTTTAACTAATTGCTGTTCATTCCAGAGTTTAACCTTATCAGCAACTTGAGTTAACCTTACTTTTTCTCTTTCAATATGCGAGTTTAATTTATCAATTTTAGTATCACAGTTTGAGAGGTCAAGATTAACTTCCTTCTGTCTATCTCTAACTCGCTGTCTGGCTAATTCCAACTCTTCAAGATGCAGCAATTTAGAGAATATCTCTTCCTGTTTACTGCTGGTTTTAGAAGCAAATGACTCACTTGAACTAGCAAATAATGCGGCTGTAATAAATGAATCATAATCTAACTGTAAAAATTGATCTATGTTATCCTGTGTAACCTTAGTAGTATTACCTCTGCAATCCTTACTGTCAATGAAGAACAGTGTAAAATCACCATCAATTTCAACTTCATCACTACCATTAGAGTAAGTATTTCTATCACATTTAATGCCTCTAACTATGTAGGCAGTCTTATTATTCTTAGTAACCCAACCTTCTACTATACAATTTTTACTAGCATCCTCATTTATCATTTCTGATTTCTTAAACTTCTCAGGATACACACCATAAAGTAAATATGCTACAGTGTTGAGAATAGTAGACTTACCACACCCATTAGAAGATTTAGCTCTGGAACTGATATGCTTACCTCTAACTGAAACCAATCCTTGATTATTAAAATCAATTTCAACAAGCTTGTTACCCCACGCTAATAGATTTCGTGCTTTTAAGTTAATTTGCATCTAACTGTTCCTTCTCAAAACAAGAATGCAAGTATCGTATAACTTGTGCTATTGCATATCTTTGAATGCCTTGTACTGTCGTATAATCAAGCTGTTCTTCCATCAAATCTAAATCATATAACAAACCTTCTATACTTTGTTGTGAAAACCCCTCCAATGAAACTAAGTAGTTACCTGCAATACTAGGTATTACTAAGTTACCTTTATTTAGCTCACCTTGCACAACTTGCATCGCCTCAAGATTTTTAGACATTTATTAACTCCTTACCTAACTTCTTTAACCTGTTATGTTGTCTCTTTTTATTACAAGTAATCTCCACATATTTATCCACCATCAATTCCCATGATAAATTTGCTTGTATAACCTTATCTTCATCTACTACTTGCTCTTTTCGCTCACCTGTAGTAGCATAAACATTTTCATCCTTCTCTAACCTTTCAATATCCTTCCTAGTAACACCTGTAACCTTAATGTAATTCTTACCTTGATAATCATTAGGATTATAATTTTTAGCTTCAACTTCAATAAATTTAGGAGAATCTAATGTTACCCTTTGATTATTAGTTTTCCATTGACCATTAACTAATTCTAACTCAACTATCATGTAGCCTCTATCAGCAGGTTTATCTACAAGAGAATGTTGGCAAGGTGACCCAATGTAATAGACAGAGTTCTTTTCATCTAAACATTGTGGAAGATGATAGTGACCAAGGTAGCTGCCTAAAAACTTATCTACCTGTAACTCACCTAATGTAACTGGTTCTTTAGAAACATGGTCAAACCCACTAAGGAAAGCATTTTCAATTCCTACATGAGCAAACAGAAGTCTATTACTATTCTTACCTTGCTTCAAAAGTAATTCTAATGATTTTATTGAACCACGATATTCCTCATAGGTAAGAAAATAACAATCGAAACCACTTATAGGAATTATACAAGGCTTATCTATTACATTACAAATATCCTTCATGTTCTCAAAGGCATGAACTGTACCATTGATATTGGCTTGATCGTGGTTGCCCACGAGAAGGTAAACAATTATTCCTTTTTCTTTAGCATAGAGAAGTAAAGTTTTAATATAATTGTTAATAGAATCTTCTCTAATGTTTCGGTTATGGTTCATGTCACCTAGAATAAAAAGATACTTAATTCCTTCAGCAACACAATCATCTACAGTTTGCTTGAATGTAGCACCTATTTCCTCTATTCTGTCTGTTAACATGTCCTCACGAAGTAAAGAAATATTCTTGAACAAGCCAACATGATTATCTGCTGTAGCTACTAATTTGAAATTATTCACTCTTTCACACTCCCAATATTAAACTCTTTAACAGTATTCTTAAACACTGCTTCTAACACTTCACCATAATGAAACCTATCCTTGTTTATTTCAATCGACTTGTTAATATCACCATGCTCATGCCTAGTTGTAGTAGCACACCAATCTACAAACATTTCAATTATATCTACTAAATTCATCCCTAGTATCTTATCCTTATGATAACAAGGGTGATGCCTATTTATACTGTAATGATGGTTCAATGCTTCCTGCATTTCGACTAAATTTTGAGTATATTCTTCAGTGCCGTATTCAAGGTGCTGTAAATTAGGAGTATGAGTATCAAATGCTTCCTTTTCAGGACTACTTAATTTACTTAAATCATGCTCTTGTCCTCTAATCAATAACTGGTGTGCAATAAACCTTAAATACTTGTCTACTAGCTTAATGTGAGCTAAAGTATCTGGAGCACTGTCATATACTTGTTCCACTATATTTTCCTCCAACTTTCATCTTTTCCATAAGTCATTCTCTGTAACCACATTTCAGCATGATAGTCTGTTAGTATCACATAATAAAATTTAACAGGCTGCGTACTACGGTACTTAAATCTAATGAAATGACAAGGACACTTCAAGTAATTCATACACAGTAATCTTAACTTCTCTAAATTCCTGTGCATAACATAGAACACATAATTTCCCTTAGCATCTTTCAATGGATAAATACCATTCTTACCTCGTTTAACTCTACCTAAAGCCTTACGATACTGTACAATATTCCATGTTCGTTTACTTTTAATACTTATCCTGAAAGATGGCAACATCATGTGGGAAGAGTCTTGTTCTACCATTTGCCTCTGCTCTCTTTTTAGAACTCATTAACATTAAGTATAATGCATACTCTATTGCATCCTTAGTTTCAGGGCCAATCTGATTACCTGACAATATCTCCTTAACTCTAGTCCATTTAACACAACCATGATGCCTGTTAGCAATATCTCTGTCTAGCTTACTTGACATAATAAATCCCACATTCAATTTTAGTATTATCAATAATGAACTTTGAAATGAATAATTTATCCCATTCCTTATGATTATCTCCAGCAACTTCAATCCTATTACCTTCAATAAAAAATGGAAGTAAACCCTCTTCAATCCTGCCTAGTATATCATCCTGAAACTCTTCTGTAGTCATAGGCTTAGTAATCCATTCATCCATTACTAAAGTATCAGGCCATGTAATTCTAATTATATGTTTCTTTTTAATATCAGTCTGTTTAGGTTCATTCTGTTCAGGCGTACTAATCTGTTTCATTGTTATCCTCAATCACAGGAGTATCTAAAATATCTTCACAGTTTATTTCTTCTCTAATTAAAATGCTACCATCATAATCTATTGTAACAAGATAGCCAAACCTAGCTATAGCAGACAGCAACATTAGCTCATTTTGTGCCTTCAATTCAGCACTACCTCTAAACTTATCTGTGTAAATCTTGAACTCTCTAAATTTCATTATTCAACACTCCAAAATACATTTCAATTTCCTTCCAGTGATCTAAAATGCTCCAACAATCTACATCAATAAGTAACTCTTGAGCCTCTTCACTATTATACATTCCCCAAACCATTTTGTCAAGTACCTCGTCATGTGTTATTGGTACTTCTGATAAGTCTATTAACTTTTTAGCTAATTCAAACTCTAATTTAGCTTCAGGTGTAAAAGCCTTCTGCAACTTTACAGGTATATCCGCTAACTTACATTCAGCAAACAATTCATAACCCATCCAACCTAATATTTCAAGTGCTGTCTTCTCGCCACAACCTTGTATTCCTTTAATTTTATCCGATGTATCGCCCACCATACACTTATAGGTTAAGAAATCAAATGAATCTACTCCAACAATTTCCTTAAAATTCTCTAAACCTATTACTTCCTCTTTACTAGGATTAAATATTCTCAAGTTATCTGAAACTAACTGTAAGTAATCTCCATCTGAACTTATGATTACCTTTTGTTTATCCTTAAATATCCTACTTAATACTGCAATTATATCGTCAGCTTCAAAGTAATCTACATCAATATAATTTACACCTAAGTTATAAAATATATCTTTAAGGTAATCAACTTGCTCATAAAACTGTTCTTTAGGAATAGGTAATTTAGACTTCCTACCTTCCTTATAACCACTGTAAATTTTCCTTCGCCGGTCTCTACTATGCTTACCTTCACCTACAATGTAAACCTGTTGAGGATTAAACCTTTCCACATACATTCTAAGTGCGTTAATAACACCATAGATCACACCTGTAGACTGGTCATTATACTTTAGTTTACCTTGTGTGGAAACCATTCTGTAACATAGGTTCATGTAGTCAAAAACTAAAATGTCACAATTTTTAGCTCGTAAAGACCGACGTTTGTTCAATTAAAGTTACCCTTTCTTAGAAAGTATTGCTGCAATAACGATAATAACTACTCCTACCAACATTACTCCAATAAGTATAGCAAGTCCTATCCAGAGTGGACTAAGCACCCACACCCAACTCCATGCTATAACTCCACAAAGCTTCAACACAATAAAAGCAATAGTAAGTAGCCCTGTAAATCCTATTCCTCCACTTGCTGTAGCACTAGCATTAGCTTGACTCATTTCACTTTCCTTTCTTTACTTATTTAACAGTTCGGGGTTCTCTTGTAACATCTTTTCAATTACATCATCACCTGCAACATAAATAGGATTTCTTGTGCTGCCTTCTTGTCTACATCTATAACTATTACTTCCTATTGTAACTTTACCTGTTCCTTTTTCTGCCTTTCCACATTCTACCCAATAGTTAATTAAACCACTATAGTACTTCAACTCAGGTGTACTGTCTCCAAACAGCCAATCAACTGTACCTTCAGTAAATGGTTTAGCTATACGGTTTTTGATGACATTAAAATGCAACCTTGAACCTATTATCTTACTATCAGAGTCATATACTTTTCCAGCCTTACCATTAACAGCCTCAAACATTACTCTAATTTGTGACTGATAACCCACAGCCTTTCCATCACGGCTGATATATTTTTCAGCAGTAGGTGTTGCAGAAATGTTAGAATACATCTGATTGATTATTACAAACAAAGTATTAGATTTAGTTACTTTAGCTCTAATTCGCTTCAACCATATTCCAATCTCTTTAGCTTGAGCGCCTTGAGTAGCTTTCGGCCTATCTCCATCTAAATCTTGTGAAAATGGCATTGCTCCTAATGAATCCAATACAAATGTAAACAGTTTATCTCTACCATACTGTCTGTGAATTTCATCAATTAGAAATTCATACTGTTGAAACATTTCATCAAATGAGTATGGTCTAATTGTACCATCCTTTTCAACATTGCTAGGATACAGTACAAGTAGTTGTTCTCTATCTAGCCCTATATTTTCAGCAAGTTCAGTATCATGTGCATCCTCTACATCTGCTAATGCTGCAATTCCTCCAAGCCTAATAGTATTTCTTAACAAGTGGTCTGCAATTAGTGTTTTTCCAGAAGATGATAACCCAGGGAGTTCAATTACATTGCTTGTGGGAAAGCCCCTACCTGAAGGGTGAATAGCATGATTCAAACTAGCACTACCAGTATCTATCCATGTTACATTTTCATACTGTGAGGCAAGTTCAGAGGAGGTATTAGCTCCTCCTCCAAACTTTTTATTAAAACTATCTTTCAAGCTCACTTATTTACTGCCTCTCTTACCCCTTGTAGGTCTCCCACTTTTAGCACCTCTAACTGGCTTTGGTTTATCTTCAGGTTCATCATCGTTACCATAAGGGGGAGTTTCACCTGTTTCTTCACCTTCCTCACCATTTCTAAGTGCTATTACATCCTGTAGTGTAGAGCCTTCAACAAGCAGCTTTGTCTCTTCATAATTAAGGAAGGGTTTACCATGCTCAAATATATCAGGTAGTACATTATTTATCTCTTCTGCTGCTTCCCAATCAAACTCGCCATCTTCAGTAGTAACCATAAATGATACTTCTCTGGTATCACTAACCCTGTAAGTAGTATCCTTCTGACCCATACCATGCCTTGTAACTTCAATATCAGTACCTTCAAACAGCAAGTCTGGATCAGGTATTCTAGTGTCCATGTAAAGAGCCATTACATCGGTGTCTACAGTCTTGCTACATTCCCACAGCCACACCTTTTTAGGCTCGTCACTGTTCTTCCAAAGGACAAATCTAGCAAACCTCTGAGAAGCCCACATATCATTAGCAGTATACTTATCCTTCTTGTCACCAGTTTCCTTCAATGCTGCAATTTCCTCACACACAGGACAATCTTCATCATTCCAGAAATTCAAACACGCACAAATCTGATTCTGTGAGCCTACCTTAAAGTGTGTTCTAAGCTCCTGATATGGCATTGCTTCATCTTCAAACTCAGCATCTTCATCCTCACTGTCAAGATAAAACTGTAGTGCTGCCTTTGAAGGTAGTATTCTAAGTATCCTCTTTTCCTTATCTTTCCATGAAGGAAGTCTATCTATCTTCACAAAATCAGAATTATTATTCTCATCCTGCTTCTTTTATCTTCCATTCGCTTCTCGTAAATCTCTTCTGCCATCTTTGCTCTTGATTTTCCCCTTGTTGCCATTTAATTTTCCTTTCTTAACTATTCTTAGCTCTATAAATTGTAACTAATGCTGAACCTAGGCTACCCATAGCATCTAACAGTGGAAACTCTACCTTCATTACACCACCAGTATCTTCACCTAGTATTTCCAACTTAAACAGATGTCTAGTTATTTCTTTACCATCAACTCCAGAAAACTTAACCCAACTCAAAGGTACTCTAAATACCTCCAATCCAACTTCACCACCTACTATTTTAGGGTTCCATTTACCACTTCTAGCAGTAGGTACTATATATCCTCTTACTTCCTTGTATCCATCCATTTACTTTCCCTTCTTACCTCTTATAGGCTTATTTCTTTTACCTTCTTCTCTAAATTTTTCTACTTCCTTTTCATTTACTTTTTCTTCAGTATTAACATTTAGATTTCCCATTCTACCTTGTGCTAATTCAATTTCTACTAGCTTTTTCAGATCACTATGGCGCATTCTCATAGCACTCAACTGTCCAGCAACAATACTAATCTGATATTCCTTAGCAATTATCTCTTCCTTAAACCTGACTACAGTATCATCTGAATCCAACCTAGCATCAATATCCTTTGCAGTAGGCTTTTTACCTAATTCCTTTGTAAGTTCCTCTGTAATCTCACCTGTTAACCTACCTTGAGTATTAGCAAATTCAGCTTGCTTCCTTTTAAGTGCAGTCCTTAACTCTGATTCTATACTTTCAATATAAGCATAATTAGAAGCATCCTTATGTAACTCTTCAACTAAATCTGTTGAAATACTAAGATAATCATTGAAATCTACTTCTTGTGTACCATAAGCACCCAATTCTACTGTAATTACTGGTAATCTCATTCATTCTCCACTTCTGTAAAATATGTGTCAATTGCGCTGACTAAATCTAGCCCCTTTTGAAATAGCTGTTTTGCCACATGAAAATCTAAGGACATTATTAGAGGATTTCCATTAGCATCTTCCGAGACCCAATCTGTTAAAATAATCGCACAGGCATCATTATCATAAGCTACACTTACACTTTCAACCACATGTCGCCCTGCTACACGAAAACTAGGAAACACCGTGACAAAGTTATCATACTCAATCTTCATTCATTCTCCATTCTTAAAACTTAATTCTACCTATCATGCTAATCTACTACATCAATTCACGATTGTCAAGTGCTGAATATTAAGGGCTGTTTTTTATCCCATGAAACTCCAACTTCAGGTTCAGCTACTAAAGGTACTCCGTTTGACCAATCTATCTCATTAGTCGTTCCCTCCATCTCTTCCTGTAATATTTTACCTACTATTTCTATCTCTTCAGGAACACAATCTGAAAGTAAATCATCGTGTATCTCAAGTATCAATAATGATTTTATACCTTCAGCTACCATTCTTCGATTAACATTGACTAAAGCACCTACCATAATTGTATGAGCAGGTTCTTGAATAGAAGTGTTTACACCCTGCCTTAATGCAGATTGTACCTTGAAATAATTACTTCTATCCTCTCTACTCATTTTCCAAGGTTCTTTATCTCTAGGGTAAGGTAGTCTAGCATTAGGTAACTTTCTTACTCTACCTGTAATAGTTCTAATCTCACCTGAACCTTGTATCTGTGCTTTAATCTTTTCAACATACTCTCCTAATCCCAAGTAAGTTGCTAAAAATTCCTCACTCATTGAATATGCACCTGCAAAGTTAGCTGTTTTAGCTGTAGTTCTCCAAGCCTTCTGCACACTCTTTAATTGCTCATAGTAATCAGGATGGTCTTTGACTGCTCTGGCTGTATGTAAGTCACCTCCGTGTAAATTTTCCTTATAGGTACTCATCATAATACTATCCACTGACCTCATCGCCATCACCCTCAGTTCGAGTTGTCCGTAATCGGAACTAACCAGCCTACCATCAGGAAACCTGCTAATTAACATTCTTCTAACAGGCCACTCTAACATAAACTGTTCACCTTCAGTCATTTCAGGTTTTTCTGACTGATTTCGTGAAAGTTGAGCAAAATTGGGATTTGATGTTGCCAATCTTCCAGTAATGGTTCCCGACAAATTATAATGTGGATGTACTAATCCATCCCAACCTATCCAGTTTTTCCATTTAGAAGCATACCTTGAGTCTACCGTATTAACAACTGAATAATCCTTATAAAACAATAAAAACTCTTCAATATGCTCTGTTAATCCTACAGTATTTAACAATGCTTCTATTGCCTTCTTGTCAGCAGAAAGACTTCCTGAATCCTTACTATACTGTTTAGGTAACTTCAACTTATCGTATAGCAGGTGTTTTACTTGTGCAGATTTACTTACATCTAAACTTGAAAAATTATCTCTAACTAACTTAGTCTCTTCACATTTAGCTTTTAACCTTTCCACCTTTTGAGCATACTTCATAGTCATTTGTTTACAGTAAGGAATATCTAGTTTAATACCATTCATACTAATCTTATCATAAGGTAATATTGCAGGTACTATAAACTTATGATATACATTCCAACTATCTATCCTTTTAACCTGTGAATCAAACACTTCCTCTGAAAGCCTAGCCGTAGCAACACAATCACCCACACAATAACTTGCAATTTTATCTAAAGGAAAATATGCAAACTTAATTCCATACTTTACCTTCAGAACATCCACTTCAGCATCGTAACCGCCCATATCAGGTAAGTATTTCAATGTTAAATTCTCTAATTTATAACTCTCACCCTGCTCTCTAATTAAATGATATTCGTGCATAGGATCAGAAATATAATTTAACTTATCTATATCTACATCTAAATATCTGTGTAACCATGATGCATCAAACCCACCATTAAATGCTCTCAATGGTACTCCACTTAAAAACACTTCTCTTAACAGTTTAACTCTAGATTCATACTCACTTTTAGTAATGTGTAAATCAGGATGCTCTAATGATACAAAACAGCCTTTCCTATTTTGAGTATCATAACAAAAGCCTATTCCAATAATAAACTGTGTAGCATCATTCATGTCTAGGCTTGAAGTCTCACAGTCAAATGTTAAAGGCTTAGCTTTAAGTAATTCAGGTTGCAATTCTGCTAACCTTTTAGAATCAATCATTTCCCAACTGTAACATGAATCTACATCTAAATTGAGCAATGCTAAAGCCTTCTGAATATCTCTAATTTCTTGTTTCTTTTACCTTCAGATTGCTTCTTTTCTGGCTCATGTAAGGGTAAATGATACACACCTCCGATACGGTGAATTTTACCTGCTAATTCATCCATTTTAGTTTTCTGTAATATAGTTTTAGTTGCAACACTACCTACAAGAATAACTAATTCTAAGTTCTTGTTATGAGACTTCAAGGTTTTCATTAAAGTCTGATTACAGCACCTTATGTACTCAGCCTTTGGCCTTTTTTCACAATGACAGGAAACAATGTTAGTGAAACCTACTTCTTTAAGGTTAACACCTGCTTGTTGTAGAGTATGTTTAAGTTTCCTACCACTTTCACCGGAGAACAACCTACCAGTTCTATCGTCTTGTGCTGATGGCTGTTCTCCGATAACTATTATTCTAGGCTTTGCAGGGCCATCATAAGCCATTTGGTAATTCTTTGCAGTCAATGAAAGCTCACAAGGGCATACTGCCATTTTCTTAGGCAAACAAATTCTCCACTTTAGACAGAAGAATATCTACACTCGCCTTAGTAACTATTCTGATCTCATTAAAACCATTAGAATAACTAATTATTTGAAGTGACCTTGTAACCCTACCCTTATCTAGCTCTTCTGCTACAAACTCTTCCTCAACTTCAACTGGCTTAGTTACCTTAGAAGCTGTAACAGGCTTAACTCTGTCCTTCTTAGAAACTTCAGTCTTAGTGTTTACAGGCTCTTCATCAGTACCTTCAAACAAATCATTTTTAGGCTTTTCAGTTTCCTTTACAGGTTCAACATTATACAGTGCTGTAAGTGCAGTTTCAACTACTGTAGTAAAATCAATGTTATCATTATACTCTACCACGAGGCCCTTATTATCAGTCTTGTAATACTGTTCATCTATTCCTAGTACACTACCATCCTCAAGCCTATGAATCTGTAGTGCTCTCTTAGTAACCACAAACACATCATCTTCAACTATGAAAACCTTATCTCTAGTATTAGCACTTGTAATTTCTGGCTTGTAACCTTGAGCCTTACAAGTAGCCTTAACTATTGCTAAAACATACTCTCGTGTAATACCCATATCTTTTGCCGTATTAACAGCCTCTACTACAGGTTCAGTATCTTCAGGCTCTACACCGGCAAGTATAGGCTCATAATGGTTAATACAAATAGCCTTGCATTGTACAAAATCTGGACACTTTTTACATTCTGAATCGGTAATGCAACATCCTACATTTTCATCCTCGTGACCAAAACAACTTTCATCATCCTTATACATCTGCATCTGTTCATCAGTTACTACTACAGTCTTAGGCATTAGTTTCCTCCATTTCATTAATTTTCTTCATTGCTTCTAATCTCCATATTTCACCATTCTCTTCAGGGCTTAGATCATCATAATAAATTCCTAGTATCCTCTCTATCCTCCACATATAACATCTTTGCTTTTCAGTTAAAGGTTCAACTAACAATCTTTTACGGTAATCTACTGCTTGTTTCAGAAACATTGTCAGCACACCATTACGCTTCTTATCGCCTCTTAACAATTCTGGATTCTCATACAGTAACCAACAAATATAAGCTACTCTAACCCACTCATTCTTCCTTTGTAACTTACTCCTTTCTAACTCTTTCCAGAACATTGAATTATCACCATACTTTAGAATTACTTCAACAATCTTAGCCCTTTGATTGTTAATCTTAATACCTAATCCATACCAAGCTAAATAATCCTGCATAACTTTCCATGTCCACCGCATATCAGGATTAGCTAAAGGTAAGTTATTATCCTCAAACTTTGTAATAATTTCTTTAACTTGTGGCACTAAATCATCCTCACGAAAATTAGCTGTACGATTATAGAACCATCTTTTAACTTTACTAAATTCATTATGCATACTTACATTAGTATCAGTCATTTAACCTCATTTTCTAATTTATCTCTAAGCCACATTAATCTTCCACAAAATTCAGTTCTAGTCAGTACAGTTTCAGACTTATTTTTCTTCCCTATGGCATGAGTTAATGTAGTATTCCCTGTAGCTCGTAAGGCGTTTCTAAACTTTTTGTTTTCAAACATGCTCAAGTATGCTCTATCAAGTAAATCTTGATATTCCTGAGAATCTCTAGGGTATACTTCATCTTGCCAGTAAAGTTCTTGCTTAGTCTGCCAATTCTTACCGCTTCCCCTGCTTTTAGCTTTAAACCCCACCAACTTACATACTGCCCTTTGAATACCGGGGTTCTTAAACTTTAACGATTGAAGAAAACCTTCCATACTTGCACACTCTACTCCATCAATCACAAAGGGGTGAGGACTAAAGTTACTTAAAGTTCCAGCAGGAAACCCTCTTTTACTTCCAATGTCCATCATTCCAACCTCATTTCAACAAATTCTATAAATGCTAAACTATCCATTGTTACTATACTAGGATAAATTATAAGTAAACTATCAATATTCAAACTATCAGCACTATTAGTAAATGCTACTACAGGCTCACCTTCTGTACACATTCCAGTATAATTAGCATGAAAATTATTATCAGTATCTATATAAGGTACTATAGGTTAGTCAATAATTAATAACAGCATTATTATCAACATTTTAATCCCACCAGCCTCTAAAGTATTTTTTCATGTAACTTGCAAGGAAATCTATATCCTGCTTATACAACATTTCTGCATGTTCATACTGTTTCAAACTATCTTGAGTCATTACACATTCCTTTAATGGAGGCATGGTAATTTTCAATTCACAAAGACCATGTTTATCAGGTTCACCAAACTCTAAATCACCATGTTCATCATCTTTGTAAATTTGCATACTGTAATCTTCATCTAGTATCCTTTTAAGTACCTGTTCAAATTCCCACATTCTTCTAACTTTATGCTCATCACCTACATGCCGTCTATTTTTATCAATTACTTTTCTTACTTCAGCCAGTTTCCACATGAAAAAATCTAGTGCGTAACCTGACTCAAAACTTGGAGTAGTATAGACTTTAGGAATCCAACGAATTACTCTAGCTATTCTTATACATTGAATCTCTATCCAGTCAAAAGGTTTAAGTATAGTCTTCTTAAACTCATACCATTTTTCCCAAGTTTTAAGTTTCATTTAATTACCTATTTCCTTTTCATAATCCTTGTAAATGATTGCAAACACTAAGCCCATGAAGTATCTATCGCTTACAGGTTCGTGGTTAATAAGCCTGTTAATAGTACCTACACATACTTCTGCTAACCTGTTACCTTCAATAGCACAACTAGCATAAGCCTCTTGAAGTAAATGTAAATCCACATTTTTACTGAGCAGTATATTTCTAGCTAATTCAATACTAGGGTGTGGCTCAGTAGGTGCAAGTGTGGTTCTGCTAACGTCTCCTTGTGGTGGATTAGTTATGTCTAATTTTTCTGTAGGCTGATAACCACTAACTTTATTTTTCATTTGATACTCCAATTTCTATCTGTGTTTTGTGAATGCCTCATACTCTTCTTTTGAACCAAACTCATAAATACAATATGGTATATAACAATTAGCTGGTATATCTACTCCAGTATTCTTCTTCCTAGTAGCATCTTGTATCTCATAAAGTATTGGAAAAGTATTCGTAGAAAAAAGTAAAATCGATTTATGAATAGTATTATTATAACTTCCTTCTACTGCAACATAAAAATATCTTTCCATTTCACTCTCCTTTCAATTTATTCCCGTACGGTACTTTTACTTTAATTTCATTCTCAATTTAACTAAATATTCCCGTACGGTATCTTTATTCTAAAAACATTCCAATTTTGATGCATTTCTAATAGCCCTTACAGCACTCCACACATCTTCACTAGCATCAGTGTTTCCTTCGATTATACCTATTTTGATGCTCTCCGTCAAGCCCTCTAATTTTCTGGCTACTTTCAAGGCATCCTTCTCAAACCCACCATCTAGTAACACTATTACCTTATCCCAATTTTCAAGTACAAGTAAAATCTGATCATCACTAATTTCCTTACCTAACAATGATACACTAGGTATTCCAATCTGCATTAATGCTATACAGTCAAACACTCCTTCTACTAATACTACCCAATCCTTTTTCCTAGCATTATCATAGTTATATAACAATTCAGATTTATCTTTAGGAGCCTCACCTTTATGTGGATATAAATATCTTGTAGGAGTATTATAACCTTTAATCTGTCTAGCAACTAAATTAGCAATTTCATGGTCAAAGTAAACAGGCAGTACAAGCATGTTCTCATACCTACCTTCAACACCTACTCGGAAACCTAACTTTTCAACATCCTTCCTAGTAATATTCCTAGTCGCTAAATATTCTAAAGCTCGTTGACACACTAACTTAGATTCAAAAATGCTAGTCGTACCTTCAGTCCAATCAAAGAATAAATCTGCTACTGTAGATTCTTTATCATACACTGACAATAATGTTGCAAGTGTTATTCCTCCAGAATATTGTTCAATTACATCTGCAACTTTAACTCGCCATCCTAACACCTTTTTTGTGAGCCGTTCAAACGATCATCCGTGTCCACACTTGTAACAATGCCACTTTCCAGTATCTAATGAAATGTTAAAGTGATTATTACCTTTGTGGCATACTGGACAATCTGCAAATAAATTATTATCCCTCTCAACAAGGTTATGTAAATGCTCCTGTGCAAATTGGCGAATTATAGGTTCATTAATCATTTAGTTAACTACCACAATAAGTAGCCTTTTCTATTCCTAGTGTAGGCAGGATACTGTTGGATGTTAATATAAATGTAAAAATTACTCCTACTCCTACTTCAATAGACTGAAATCCTATACTATCATTTTCAACAAAACAGAAACTAGAAAACCCTCTCTTATTCAATTTTTCATTTATTACATTAACTAATTCTTTGGCTGTATATTCCCCATCCAAAAATAACATTGCTATAAGTGAAGACTCCATTCCAGTAGGCGTATATTTAAAGCATAAACGATAATTAGAACCATCTATTATAAAAGGCCCTTTATTTACACCGAGTACCTTTGCTGGATACCTTTGAACATTTACTTCTGTTAAACTAACTTCAAGGTTAGCTCCACAACTAGGACACTTACATATCATTTTCTTCCTCTTCCTGTTTATACTTATCGACCATTAACCTAACAATACTAGGGTCACTTGAATATAACTCTGGACAAAAATACCAAGGTATGTTTTCTTCAGGATATTCTACTTCAAATTCAAGATTATTAATTATGTTTTCCATGCCTACAATATACCTTCAACCTTCACTGTTGTCAAGCCCTTAAAATGGAATAGCACCATCTTCGTCCCAATCTGTTAAAAGCATAGTAGTTTTATCAAACAATATTGGGATCACTTTTCCTTGACCTCCACCTTCCCTCAAGAGATTGCACTTTAACCTTCCTCTAGCAGGTACACATTGCTCTTCCTCTGCTGATTGTAAGATACTCCATAAACTGTCAGTGGCAAAGGATTTCGTTGCATCTCCACGCACATCTGATTCATCTAACTGATCTTTGCTACCACTATTTTTACCTGCTTGAGTGGCCGTCCAACCGGGGATATTCCTTTCAATTAGAATCTTCCTAATCCCCTCTGTCAATGGCCCTTGTGATTTCCAACCATCATCATTATCATAAGGCCCTTTTATAATGTCAACATAATCTACAATTAACAAGTCTGTAGAATATCTTTCAATCTTCCATAATTTATCTATAAATCTATCTAAGCCTTCTAATGTTAATCCTTTAGTGGGAAACTGTTTGTAGTAAATATCCCCACCTCTACTTAACATTCTCTTAAACGACCTTCGCCATTTAGCAGTATGATTAGACAGTTCATCATCTGTCATTCCACTTAGGCGCATATGTGTCCTTGTAAGTATCTGTTTCTCACACATTTCAAGGCTAATAAATGTAACCTTTTTACCTTGCATTGCACCTGCATAAGCATTACCATTAAGTAAGATTGATTTACCTCTTTTAGTAGGTGCAAATATCATGTGTAACTCACCGGGGCCTGCACCACCTCTAAGTATCTGGTCTACACCTCTAATAAATGTTGCAATCTTATTTTCAAACCTTGATTCTTCACTTAGATAATTTTTAACAATATCAAACGAATCTGATAGTCTCAATCCATCCAGCATATTAGCTTCACTTGATAACAATGCTTTTTCAATTACAGGGAGAATTTTATCATACTCCTTATTCTTCAAGTAACCTTCACTCAAGTATAATGCTATTCTCATTGCTTGTTGTGTACAGAAATCAGTAACTTCATCCTCAATATATTGTGCATCTGATAAATCTGCATTTTTAATCTTGTTTAATACTACATTTAGAAGTCTACTATCTTCCTGTTTATTAACTTCCTGTTTAAGGCTATCCTCTGTAGGTGTAACTCCATACTTATCATAAAAGTCTAGTATGATTTTACTAATTGTTACATAAGCTGGATTTTCAAAGTATTTATGGCTAAGTATATGTCGCTTCTTTAATACAAAAGCCTTATCATAGACCATTAAAGCCAGTATCTTAGTCTTGAAATCTCCATCAAAGGGAAAGGGTTGTGTATCTATCATTTATTGATTTTTCTGAGACTCAAAATATTTATGCTGGTATATTAAAACATCACAGTCGGTTTCCTCAAGAGTGGCACCTAATTCATCACAAATATCCATCACTAAATTATCCATAATTCTGCAACTAGGAAAATTACCTGCAATATCATTTAGGTATTCTAATGTTCGGTCTAATAGCCGGTGTATTTCCTTTTGTGTGTTTTTCATTTTTCACCTTTCATTATTTTATTAGACTCTAAATTCGAGTTTACTTAATTTTTGCATACTTTCAGTTAAGTTTTCTATTCTACTCTTATGTCTTTCAATTATATCCACTTTTAGAATGTTAAACGCTTTCTCAACATCCCATTCAGAAGGGTAATAAAAGATTCCATTTGGGGCTGGTTTATATTCCTTTTTAGGTTCTCTTTCACCATCTAAGCTGTAGTTAAGTATTTTCCAGCTTTTTTCTGTAGGATAAATTTCAATCGCACTATACTTCATTTAATTTTCGCCTTTCAATTTGTTGAAACTTTAAGCTTGCTTAGTATTAGCGACCTCTTCTGCCCACCCCTGTGCAGAAACAGCACTCCGTATAACATCACTATTTTCGTAGGCATCTTCGTCCATTTCAGTATCAAATATCTTCTGCAAATCGTCAGCAAACTTTCTGCAAAGACGCTGAATCTTTCTTTCAAGAGGCTTATTCATTTCACTTTCCTTTCATTATTTTCTTTAATTCAATATTCAAACCTGAGTAACCATACAGCATTTTCTCAGTATTGTCAAGTACCTTTTTTTCCTCCATTGTTATCTCACCCTTACGCATCTCACTACTAATCCATTGACGCATATCTTTTCTCATTACAATATAGTAAGGTGAAACATTCTCCATGATGTATAAATCCCATATTCCTTCATAATCATCTTCAGGTATCCTACACTTTTTAAGATTAGTAACTGAATGTGCTACAGCATTAGTAATTGCATCTCTTCTAGGTACTGCAACTTTAATACCCTGTCTAATGAACTTATTATAATGATCTATTGCACTCTGGCTACCCAACATATTAGGAAAAGGATACTTCATTTTAGACCAGCCAGTTTTAGTTTTCCTAAACCAATCCCTTCTACTAGGGCTATTAGCTTGCATAAACAAAAATGGATTGATGTCAGGAAACTTCAAGGCTAATTTTTCAAAGACTTTTAATGTGGAAGCCTTAGTTTCAAACCTTACAAAATGAGTAGCCTTTTTAATCTCATCTTCATAAGCATTTTTCCAATCTACAGCACTCCACTGAGAATTTCTTTCTTTCATAAATACCCTTTCGTTTCTGGCTATGATCTAGCAAATAACCACTATCCTCATCATAAAAATCATAAAATTGAATAGTATTATCTACTCCCTCAGGATTTCTCAAGTATCTTCCTAAGCTCTGCACAACTTCAATAGAACTTTTTCCCCCTCCACAATAAATACCTGCATCCAAAATAGGAACATCTAACCCTACTTGGCCTATTTTACTCAGAATAAGTATACTAGATTTTCCAGATTTAATTGCTTCTAATGCAGTATCTCTCTCCAAATCTGAAGACCTTCCAGAACAAAAAGCTGTAACAATTCCTTCCTGTTTTAACATTTCTTGAAGTATCTCTCCATGCTTAATTCTCTTAACTAAGAGTAATGTTTTCTTATTTTCAGCTAAAAGTTTCTTAGTCAAGGCTACCACAGCAGAATTTCTACTCAAATTATCAACAATACCAGCTACACTTCCTTGAGCATACTTCTGTTTCTTCAGCTTATTAATCTGGTTTGTTAACCTTGTCTTCTTTGCTTTTTCTTTTTTACTCTTGCCACACGATTTCACCTGAATATACACAGAAGCTATCTCTGTGTCAAGTGCTGCCATAAACTTTTCAACCTCGCTCTGACCTATCTTCACCATTGTTATTAATGGTTTACTTAAAACATTCAGCTCCTCAAGCTCTTGGTTCTGTATTTCATAAACAACAACCCCTAATTGAGCCTTCACCTTTAAGTTGTCTAAATTATCTCGGTCTAGAGCTGTTGCGCTTAACCCTAAACGATACTCCGCATTTTTACATTCTCGCATCACCTTCAAGAAAGAATCTGAAGATGCTAAATGACACTCATCCACAATCAACACTTCTCTAGAAGCTAACCATGATAGTACTTCTCTATCTTTATTTTTAACACGGGAATACAAAGTAGGAACCATTCCTACTGTAACAAACTTTCTATCATCTATTCCTGCCCCAAACAAGCCTATTGGCAGAGACATGCTCTTCTCAAAAGCTTCCTTTGTCTGCCTCGCTAATTCTACTTGATGGGTAAGAAATAATGTGGGTTTTTTTAGTATCTGTAGAAATGCCGCTGCTATGACTGTCTTACCCGAACCGGTTGCATTTGCAATAATTCCTCTCCTACAATTCAGCATTGCAAGTACACTGTCAGCTTGATAGGAGTATTTACCTGTCATTTTCTTATCTTTTAACACACAGAAATCAATATCTTTAATTAAAGGATACTTAGCCTGTCTAACTACAACATTAGGAATGTGCTCTTGAATTATGTGTAATAAGCCTGTTTGAAATGACTTACCTTTATAGAATCTAAACATCCCATCCCACACTCCAGATTTAAATTGAGGGGGAAAACCAGTAGTTAGGAGAAGGTATAGTAAGGCACTCCCTAAAAGCTAAATACTCTTCAGGTGTGCAAGATACTACAGTTGAATAAACATTTCCTAAGTGTATAACCAATTACGATAACCCTTTCTTTTTCAATTTCTATTACAATTTCAATAAAACTATTATAGTATCGCTATTCTACAGTAAAACTATTACAATATCTGATTCTCTATTTTCAAGTCCTCATTTACATTCCTAATATCATGTACACTCTCTTCAGTATGCACAATGAAACAAATGTCACCTACATCGGTATAATAAGGTGAGTATCCAAATCTTGCTAAGGCGGAAATTAAGTGATCCGAATATACATCCTTGTCATGCTCGTTACCAACATAATTATCTGTAAATATTCTAATTTCACTTCGCAAGATACTCCAATCTAAGTTACAACATCTCCTGAAATGTAATACCTATACTTCACATCATTTGTATTGTTGTTTGTAATATGAACACTTGTGATTCCCGTTGTACTATCAGCTTCATAGGCAATCATTGTACCTGTAATAGGGTCATTACCTGAACCGTTTATCATAACATCTAAAGGCTCTCTTCCATTAGTAGTATCTTCTACCACATCAATAAACAAGAATCTACCTTTAGCAATACTACCTAAACTGATTGCTGTAGGCCCTGCTCCATCTTCTATAACACCGACACCATAAACTTCCTCATTACATTCGGTTTGCAAATCATTCTCTAACCAGCTTAATGTAGGGTAACTTGTACTTGTTTCTCTACTTTGAATCTGTACTTGTATATCACTAAATGGCATTCAATCCTCCTTTTAATTAAAATATCCCAATAAACCCGCTCGTAAATTCCACTCATTAGTTGTGAAATTCCTACCACCACCAATAAACCCACTTACATTTTCCATTTTAGGTATCCTACAATCACCAAATATACCTATTCCAAACTCTGTATCTTCTGTATCTGTAGGGTGTAAGTTGCCTATTACTCCATGTAATCCAATTCCAAATCTGTTCCAGTAAAGTAATCTTGCGCCTACTACAATCTCACCTGTTTTATTCTCATTTATGCTACCTCCAGCACAAGCCTCTAAACAAGTACCATAAGTATCAAAGTCTACTGTTAAATTAAATAGTTCATACTTTAATGCTTCTACTTGCCTAACTAATTCTGCTAATCCTGTAGTATCACCACTCGCTTGCAGAAGTGTTAACTGTTCCTTAATATCCATTAGCTGACTCCAAGTAAATTCATCTACTTCTGCAACATAATGAACTTCACTCTCTCTAGGAACATAAGACTGTACAACATAAACTGAATCCGGGCCTAACCTTCTAATTTCAGTAATGTTATTCTTTAGCACTTCAATATCTGCTAAAACACCTTCAGGTAAACTTGTGTTGAATATTGCAGTTTTCTTATTCTCTAATTCTTCTATTCTATTATTCTGCGAGTACAACAAGTAACCCATACTAAGCACAACAACTACCAACACTGAGTTTAATATCATTAAAAACTTATTCATTATGCACACCTGATTCCCGCACAGAAAAGTAATCCAAAAAATATACCTAGACAATCATACATTATATCCCACCATGAAAACTCTTTACCTCTAACAAAATGGTCAAATAATTCTTTTAGTATCCCAATTATGAGGACACTTGTCCCCGCAATATACACATTTACACCACTCAATACTAACACTACAATTAGCATCATACTCAAGTATAGATGTAAACTATTAGAATATGTATGTACACTAAACCCTCTAGCCAGTAACCAATCTAAAACATTATCATAAGCATTATTCAACCACTTCCACATTTAATTTCCTTTCACTTAAATCATCTAAACTTCTACTTAACCAATGTACTAAACTATTTATACCTTGCTCAGTGTTAAGAAAATCTGTAAACTCAGACTTATCCTTTAATTGGAACACTACATTTACAAATAATCCCTTATAAATATCAACACTTTCTCTAAACAATAACCGTTCAACAAACTTATCAGAGTTACCATAAGGAGCTATTATTTTAACTTTAGGTAACTTAATTCCATACTGTTCTATTACCTGTAAATTATCAGCAAATTCTAATGCAAATTCTAAATCATCCTCTTTCACTGCAATGTAAATAGCTTCCTCGGTATCACCTAATATACTTAATCTCAAGCCTCTGTCAATACCTTGTTCCTTAGCTTGTGTATACCTTTGTTTAATAGTACCTACAAAATTAACATTCTCTAAATCATTTAAGTAAGTTACATAATTCAAAGTATTATACCAATCAATTTCAGCAACATTACCACCTATCCTTTGGATCAAGTTGGTAATTAGAATCCTGTTTTCAATAAACTCTTTGTATCGTTGCTGTAGAATATACAATACTAAATTTGCATCTAATCCGTTTGTGAATATGGGAAGAGGGGAACCTTTGAAATAAGTTCCCCCTAAGTCTAGTAGTAATGACTCCATACTAACCTTCTGTAGTAGGTGTCTCTACAGTCTCTACTTCCTCACCTATCTCTTGTGTACGCTTACCCCAAATAATCAGCTTTTCCCATCCTCTAATTGAAGCTATTGCTAACAGAGAAGGAAGCCAAGCATACCACGGAAGTAAGTGCATGAAAAATGCAACTGTAACCATAATTCCAGTTTGATACTTAAAGCTAACTATGTTACTTAAAAACTTAAAGCCAATATCTCTCACATCATTATACAATTTCGGTTCACTCATTTTATTTTCCTTCTTTCACAATCTGTCTACCACATCTATAATCCTACCAGAACGCTCCAGACAAGTTTCATTAGTAACAGCACAGTCTAGCTTACCTTCTATGCGTATTAATGAACCTTTAATCCATTCCATACTCTCACTATTGACAATTATAGCCTGATTTTGTGCTGTTACTAAAGCCTCAGTAGCTTTTAGTCTAGCATCAATAGAATCTATTCTCCACGAAAAAACAGCCCAAGTACCTATGATTGAAGCAAACAAACAAATAGCAACTAAAAGTACCGAAGCCCAGCCCGAAGTTATGCTTAAGGGCATAAATTACTCCCTTCTAATGAGGCGGTTTTACTTGTTGAATAGGAGGAGGCTTAGGCTTAGACCTGTCTGCATCTGCTCCACAATTAGCACAAGGTTCACTAGGCACATTTGTCTCCTCTAACTCATACTCATAGCCACACTCTTCACAAATCCATGTAACCATTACTCTCCTCTCAACTTACTTATCTCACCTTTTTATTACTTAGTAACTGCCATTTAACATCATCTCTAATTCTATCTAACATTTCATAAAACTTATCACCGGGACAATCTGTAGAACTTCCATACACATCTCTGTGACCACAAATTACATAAGATTCTTTTTTACCTGTGCTATACTTATCATAAGGATTCAAATTTAATCTAAAACATATCTCTGAAAGTAATCTAATTAAAGATTGATACTGTTTAGGTAATGGCACTTCATCCATGTAATTTCCAACTAAACATATTCCTATAGAATCTTTGTTTCCACCTCTAGCATGAGCACCTTGCCACTTCTCCATACGAGCCATTTCAATATAACCTTCATTGGAACCTTTACCATTACCTATAACATAATGATAACCTATACCCGAATCTCCAATTCTTTTATGTGCTTCATGGAAAATTTCAGCGTTACCAGAAGAAGTTCCTGAATGATGTAATACTATCCTGTTAACTTCGGGCATCCTTTTCATTACATCAAATTGAAGTATTTTCATCTAATCTCCTTAATAGTAGTAATAGCTAACATTAGTTGCTAATTTTGTAGACAATGCCCCAAACCAATAAGTAACTTGTATCTCAACTTTGTAACAATGTAAATTACCAGAGTCAAATGTAGCTAAAACTTTACAATCTAAATCTTTAACATCATTCCAAGTCCATGTTGCAGGAGCATTAGTATCCGAAGTAATATCAAAGTAATTTGACCATGCAGGACTAAACCCTGTAATGGCATTGTGGTCATCTCCATCATCTGTACCTGAAAATACCGGAGTTAAACCTACTCTACTAACATTAGCAATATAACCATAAGCTCTAATTTCAACTTTAGTGATTACTCCTAAATTAGTACCATCACAAGTATTACCTGTTAATAACTGTAAATCATCAGCTTGATTTGTCCATGACTCAGTTAAAATACTACCATCTACCATATTAGCAGGGTCATTAGCCCATTCGTTTACTCCTGCATCATAAGCATTAAAGTAGTAAGTTGCTGTTGCCATTACACACTCACCGTAGCACCGTCTTCCAACGGAATGTAATGAAGTACCCATTTAGTTGAACCAGTTGTGTCAGTTGCGCTTGCATCCAAATCAATAGAACCTGCTGCCACAATAATAGGAGCTAACTGTGATTGTACTGCTCCTGAAGGTGTGGCAATCATTGCATCTGCTAAAGTACCTGTAATTGTATAAATAGTTCCTAATGTATCTGAAGTCACTGTTAAAGCTGTACATAAATCCACATCTGCACCTACTGTAGGATTAGCAATCAATTTAATATCATTAGCCGTACCATCAAACACTACTGTAACTTCGCCTACAATATGTGTTATTAAAACCTTACCACTAACTGTAAAATAAGGTGTCTGTGTAGTAGCAGGTAATACTGCTGAAGCTCTTTCTACTATTCTAGGGCTTGTAGCAATCATCTTTCCTAAGTAACTCATTTACCCTCCAATTTTATACTAATTTTTGTTGCATACCACGGGAGTCATAATTCCTCCTTAAATCTCTTGTATCTCAAGCCAGACGTTAACGGTACGCCCACTATCGGGACTCCAAGCACTTGCAGAAATTCGTGTGCCAGCGTTAAAAATATAGTCGGTGCCATCTGAAGCTGCTGAAGCCTTGCCTTTTTTGGCGGCAAAAATCTCTTCTGCGAAAAATGTCGTACCGCTGTCTGCTGAGAATCTAATCCTAGTGTTTTCTTCATGGCTAGGGTTAAGCGTATAGCCTAATACTTTGAAAGGAACTGTCGAAGTTACAGCAGCCCTCAGTTCAGTGTCAGCACCCCAATCTTCGTCACCGCAAGTAACCTGTATTCCGGTTAGGTTAACGGGTTCTACCGTAACTGGGAACTCTCCTTGAATGTTACGCCAGTGATGGTCTCCTACAGAGTCGTTGACATTAACCACATTTTCATGGAAATGTACATCGGTAAAGTGCTGAGAATTACCAGCATCAATCTCTAATCCTGTAGCACAACCGCCTAAGTCAACGCCATCAAAGAAGTTATAATCTGAAGCTGCATTTACAATCTGTATTCCTACAATACAGTGGTGCGAATCAATAACTTGGAAGTCATTATATGCACAGTTATCCAGATATATGCCAGTGGTATAGGTTGCGTTGCCTATCGTTCTAACATCTTCAATCCTGCCACCTATAATTGTTCCTGCTGTACCATCTATGTGGATACTTTTAACTGCACCTGTACATGCAGAAGAATTGAACCCGCATGTTCCTATCCTGAAGGTAGAAGATGTCATTATAAGCCCTGTCACAGCACCCGTTTGATTAAATGCCAAGTCTGTTACTGAGGACTTGCCGGTTAATTTCAAGATACTGGTAGCAGAAGCATGGGAGTTTGTGATAGGTGCCCATTTTCTATGCGGGCCTCTTATCGCAACATTCGCCGCCCATGTTGGATCGCCTGTAGTATTGATGTCGTAAGGGGTAGCTTTAGGGGCGAGGAATGTGGTAGTAAATGCGCTTGCATCGGTTGATGCCGCATCCAGTGCGGCGTTCGGTGTTGTATATGCCCTTGCCCATGATATGCCGTCTGAGTTGTCACCATCTGGCGAAACATACAGCGTGGCAGTAACCGGCCTTCCGATGACATATCCACCGAACTCGGGCTGGTTTTTGTAGTTGAAGTAACTCATAATCAGTTCACCATCCCCAATTCCTGCTCATACTGGAGCGCAAGAGTTATTGTGCGTTTCATCGTAATGCCTCCAAATGCTTTATAACCGAGTCTGCAACAATGCTTAACCCAATTGGAGTTAAGTGTACTGGGTCACGAAAATAGGTTGCATTTCCGTGGTCAGCAGCATCTCCAATATTAGGGTCAAGAGATAGATCAATAAGTTCATCAGCAAAGGTTGCAAAATTAACCCTTACCGAATCATTGCACTCTGACAATTCAGCACCGGCACTAGGGTAAGTCATTACGATCATATACCAACCGGCTGCTCTTCGGGCATTGCAGTATGTTTCAATCAAGTTGAAAGTTGAATCGGCAGATGCCCCCAGGTAAACATCATTCTGCCCCCCGAGCAAGATGCAAACACCATTACATTCAAAGATGTTGTCAATTAGGGCTGGGGCCGTAGAAATCATGGTGAGTACCTTTTTACCGTTACTGCCCTTGTTCACGAACTCATAAGTAGATGGGTTAGTAATATCCAATTCAGTTTGTTGCATCCATGAACTATCAGCAGTGAACCATGAACTATCCGTGTTGCTGTCCCCGTCAGATACAACCAATAGCCTGCGGTTCATGCTGGTATTGATGATTTGTAACCCGCAGAGAAGGATAGTCAATAAGAGGTTCATCGTATTGCCCATGTAGTGTCAGATGTTGCTACAACTTCAAGATTATCCCATTGAGATAAGGCAACCGAATCTGCACCATTTATAAAGTCTGTTCCAGCGCAGTACACAGTACAAGGTTGAGCCACCGTCAACTGAATGCCAAACACTTGACCATACCCATCAGAAAATGCAGACGCCGCAGAGGGTAGCCCGACATTGGCAATCGCATCAACAACTATCTGATAATCTGTCAACGCCAGCGTATCTGTCGCCGCAATATGCCTAATTTGCAACAGCATGGTACTGACTCGCATGGTATCAATGTCGGCTCGGCCATTGACATCA